GAAGGTATTCAACTTAATATATTTTGCCATGAAGGTGCTTATCATAGAACATTCGCTTGTGGTAGATGGACAGCAGTTACCACTATTGAAGCTCTTCAACTCTTTTTTAAAAAATATAAGATTACTTATGCTGATGGAGTATTAAATGCTTAAAAAATTATTCAGTCTTTTAGGATATGTTCCTAAAGAAGAAGTCACAATCTTTGTGAACGAGTTAAAAAAATCTACTATTCTTATGGATAGAGCAAGAGTCATTATAAAAAGCCTTAAGAAAAACATTAAGATTCTTCAGAAATCTCTTTCAGAAAGAACCAAAGAATACCAAAGTATTACTTCTAAATTGGATTATAAAGTTAAACAACTTAACGCTAAAAACTTACGTTTACTGCGTAAACAAGGTGAGTTTAAAGAAGAAATTAAAAAACTTACGATAGTTAATGAAGAATTAACCAAAGACTATCAAGAATTATTTAAAAATACCTTGTCTTCAATGCGACAAGGTGAATACTACAAAACAGTATCAGAAGCAGCAATAGAAAAACTAGAGTATTTATGCTTTGGTTCAGTTCTACCAAAAGCTCTACGTCCATCTTCTTTGGACAGATACCAACACTTGTATAAACCGGTTACACCAACATACTTTAAAGACCGTTATGGTCGTCCTGCTATTGGAGTTGAATATGGACAAAGTGAAGATTAAATACTGGGTAGAATGCATTACTACAAATGGCATAGAATCATTCTCTACAGACGAAGAGATTCCAGTAGAAGCTCTTATTGCTATGGGTACATCTTTGCAAACACTTATGATTGATGATACCCTAAATTCCCTCGCAAATGACGCTGTAGCGATTATTGATAGTGGAGTGGACTGTTATGTCTCTAAAGATGAAGAAAGCTCTCTAGAGCCTTCTGAAGAAGATTTTGAACCACGTTTAAAACATATCACTACTTACTACGGAGAATTCTAATGTTAGACAAATATGACACATTTCTTCGTAATCGCTTAAAAGAAGCGAGAGGAACTGAACGTGAAGATTATTGGCTCAAAGAGTACATGATTTTCGAAAGTTATTTACAGGATATCAATGATGGTATTCCTACATCTTATTATCCCCATGAGGAATTTATGAAAAACCTTAAATGTATTTTTACTAACAATGATACAGTAAGCGATGTATTAGCTTATTGTTATGATGAACTACCTATCTTATCTTATAAAGACATTAAAGTAGGTGATAAAGATATTAGTACTCTTTCATTAAACCAGAATATTACTGTAAACTATGATACCCAAGACATTCTTATTGGTTCAGACCCTGTAACAGTAAATGGTTATAGTCTATTTACCTTAACTTCAGGAATCTTATAATTCTTTCATTATTTGATTGTAGAAAAGAAAAGAGTAAAAGAAAAGAATCTTTATTATAGTTTGTCAAGACCCCTTGTAAACAACTTTTTAACTGGTCGGACCAGTTGGAGGATATCTTGAAAATTCCTGAAAACTTAGACGAATGGGTAGAAAAACAACTGCAAGACCCAGAAGTACTTCAACGTGAACTTCTTAAACTACAAGAAGAAAACGAAACACTCAAAAAACGCATTAAAACACTCTTAGACGAGCTTAAAGATGTTATCCCTCATAATGGTACTGCTGCACCATTAAATCCCTTTGTAGCGTCTGCTAAGCAAGAATATGTGCTATTAGAACATTATGAAAAAGGTTGGTTCTCAGAAAGAGAAACTAAACTTACTGTTCAATATAAAACAGGTAAACGTATTTACGCTGTTTATCAAGAACGTAAAGGTTTATTTGCTAAAACTGCATCAAAAACATTTGATACATTTGAAGTAGCTATAAGATTCTTCAATAAGGTAACACTATGAACTATGTAGTAAGACAAGGTAAACATACTAACGGAACCAAAGCTAATAAAGCTAAAATGCGAGCTATCAAGACTACACAAGATATTATGTCTAATTATACTATTACGCTTGTAATGGCAGACCAGTCTAATACTTGTAACACAGTATTCTATCGTGATATGCCTGCAAAGATTTCTCCACAGTTAGCATGGCACTTTGAACACACTCGTTGTAAATGGGATATCGTATGTGGTGTAATTTGCAGAGACCAATCCGGTAAACATTATATTGATTTTGTTTCCTTTGGTTCAGTAGAAGAATGTGTATTAGATGATTTATCTGATTTAGCTATTCAAACTTGTAAACAGTTATTTGAAGAATCACCTAAACTTCATAAACTCTGTCCATTTTATATGGCTCGTCCACAAAAAGAATGCGAAGTACCGCTTATCTTAGATACCATTCATCGTTACAAAGTATTAAACCGTATCGGTACAAACTTTGAAATAGATTGTCACTGCAAAGAAGTAGACTATCATACAGACGAAGCATGGTATAACGTACTTCAAACCATTAAGTTTAATGAACTGGACTTGGAGTTTATTGATGAAGATTAAAGTAATCTTAGTCGGTGCTTATGCACCTAATCATTCACCTACAAATAACACTATAGGTATTGGATATCGTAAACCTGATGGTTCATTCGTGCAGCCATATATGTTTAAAGAAGACTTAATCAATTTCAAGAAACTTACTACACATGAAATTATTGTCATGGGTAGAAATACTTGGGAAGCTATTGGAAGTAAACCCCTTCCTGATAGAATCAATGTAGTGATTAGTCGTAATCCAAACTTCAAAGCTGAAGGTGCTGAAGTATTTCGCTCTATTCAAGAGGTAGTAGATTCTTTTAGAAGTGTTGAACAAGTATACTTTATTGGTGGTGCTACTATCTTAGAAGAACTTGTTAAGTATTTTCGTGTAGATGAATACATCATCACATATGTGCATAAATATATGTATCATTCTGATGGTTCAGATGGTCATTTAATCCAATTCAGGTTATTTTTAGAAGATTATATGAAAAAATCCTCTAAATTCTTTCATGGATACAATTATATAGATAGTAAAGAATATGATTGTACAATCGCTCACTATATTCATAAGGACTCACTATGAGACACTTTGTAACCTTTAAAAAAGGTACTACTCTATACGGTAAAGTAATGCCTTTTACTCAAATGAACCGTAACGAAATTCAAGACCGTTTAGTACAAGAATACTCACAGATGTGGGATAAAATCTATACTGAACCAGAAGCTTCACGTGTACTTCCTGAAACGCTTTTATGTACTGATAACTTTGTACCATTTGGTACAGAATGTCGTGATTTAAATGACAAATCTGTATCAGTAGCAAGTATTACTGATTGGTTCAAAAAAGCTAAACCTGAACCAACAGTACAAAATATTATTCAGCAGACTGCTTATCACTTTGAAGAAGTAGCTGAAATGTGTGAAGCATTAGGCAATCAAAAGACAGCAGATGCTCTTATTGAGTATAAAGAGAAACTCTTATCTCTTACTGCTGCAGAATGTGAACTCTTGTGGAAACGTGCAGATAAAACTGCTCTATTAGACGCTTTATGTGACCAAGTTGTTACTGCAACTGGTGTAGCACAATATGCCGGCATGAACTTCGATGGAGCTCTTACTGAAGTGAATAAAAGTAACTGGTCTAAATTTGATGACAATGGTAATCCTATTATCGACTCTAACGGTAAAATCTTAAAAGGACCTAATTATTTCAAACCAGAATTGAAAAAATTTACAGGAGAATCCAAATGAAAGTAGAAATCTATGGTGCATCATGGTGTCAGCCATGCCAACGTTCTAAACAGTTATGTATTGAAAAAGGTTTAGATTATACCTTTAAAGACGTAACACAAGACCTAGAAGCTCGTGAAGAAGTTGAGAAACGTCTAGGTAAAAAGATTGACACTGTTCCACAAATCTTTGTAGACGGTCAATACATAGGTGGAGAGCATGCTCTTCGCAATCATTTAGAATAAAAAGGAAGTGAAATGAAGATTAAATTTCTAAGTACATTATTAATCGCTGCATTTACTGCATTTCAAGTACACGCAGCAACTACTGGTAAGACATTACCAACAGAACCATACGTAGTAGATGGATATACTCCAGATACTCGTACTACTGAAGCAAAAGAAACCTATGCTAATCGTGTAGTAAAATCTGACGTGGAAGGTAACAACCACTCAGTATTTGGTCAAGATAACACTGTAGAAGCTATCCACGGTAGTACATCTGTATATGGTAACCAAAACGTAGTAAAAGTTAATGCTAAAGACGGTAACATCTTTGGTGATGGCTCATCTATTGATGGTTATCAAAGCCAAGCTATTGGTGATAACAACCATTTATCAGGTGAGCAGTTATCAGCAGTAGGTATGAACAATATCGTAACTGGTAACCATAGTCATGCATATGGCGGTGGTAACAATATCACTGGTGACCAAGTTACTGCAGTAGGTCATTACAACCTTGTTAAAGGTAACAATGCAACTGCTATCGGTTATGACAACAAAGTACTTTCTAATGAAGGTACTGGTGTTGGTGAACGTGTAGAAGTATCTGGCTTAAACGCTAGTGCATTTGGTTCATTAGCCAAAGCAACAGCGGAATCAGCTCTTGCATTAGGTTCTGGTTCACAAGCAACTGCAGACTCAGCAGTAGCTGTAGGTAACGATTCTGTTGCATCCCAAAAATCTTCTGTAGCTGTAGGTCAATCATCTAAAGCAGATGGTGTATTTGCAACATCATTAGGTGATAGTTCAAATGCTCTTGCAAATGGCTCTGTAGCAATTTCTGTAGATAGTCAAGCCAAAGGCATTAATTCTATGGCTATGGGTCGTAATGCTCTTACTACGCATGATAATAGCGTAGCATTAGGTTCTGACTCTGTATCTAAAATTGAGAAACCAGTAAATGAAGCAACTGTACAATCTATTACTTATAGTGGCTTTGCTGGTAATGCTCCAGTAGCAACTGTATCTGTTGGCTCAGAAGGTAAAGAACGTCAGTTAGTAAACGTAGGTGCAGGTGAAATCTCTGCTACTTCTACTGATGCTATCAACGGTTCTCAATTATATTTAGTAGCTGACCAAGTGGGTAAGAATGCTCAAGGTATCAAAGACAACGCAAAAGCGATTATTGACAATACCAAAGCTATTCAAACCAATACTGCAGATATTCGTTCAGCAGAAGCATTAATTGACAAGAATGCAAAAGATATTGCTGAGAATACTAAATATATCCAAGCTGTAGAGAAGAAATTACCAGAAGTCACTGCAGGTGATAATGTAACTGTAACTTCAAGTACAGACGCTAATGGTAAAATCACTTATACAGTAAGCTCTAAAGACTTCCAACCAGCTATTGATAAAGTAGAAGCCAAAGCAGATAAAAATACTAAAGCGATTGAAACCAATGCTAAAGACATTGCAGACAATAAAGCAAGTATTGCTAAGAATACTGACCATATCAATGTAGTAGAAGTAGAAGCTAAGAAACACTCTGTAGTAAAAGCTGGTAAAAATACCACTGTTACTCAGACTATTGGTTCAAAAGGCGAAGCTGTATATACCGTAGATGCAAACGTAGACCACTTAGCAACAAAAGCTGAAGTAGTAAACCAAGTATCTAAAGTAAATGCTCGTATTGACGGTGTAGATGCTAAAGTAAATGCAAATACTAAAGCTATCCATCGTTTAGACCGTGATGTACGTAAAAACCGTAAACGTGCTGATGCAGGTACTGCTTCTGTAGCAGCAATGGCTAATATCCCACAAGTATACCTTTCAGGTAAATCTGGTGTAGGTGTAGGTGTTGGCTACAAACACGGTCAATCTGCTCTTGCAGTAGGTTACTCTCGTGCATCTGATAATGGTCACCATATCATTAAACTTTCTGCTGGTATTGATACTCAGAAAGATGTAACAGTTGGTGCTGGTTACATGTACCAATACTAATCTTTAATATCATATAGGCTCTCTAACGAGAGCCTTTTTATTTTTAAGGAAACTGTATGAAACCATGTAAAGAAATGAAAGACCTTCGTAATAACAATTACGAAGACCTTTTATCCTATATTGAACTAAAAATCCTTACTAACCTAACAAAAGGGTTTATTTTCATTGACGAAGATGAAGTTATCGAACATGACGTAAAGTTTAATGATAATCGTTGGATAGATTTATTAGAAGATGCCGGATATAAAGTAGAATATTGTAACAACTTTGTTACTCCTACTGTAGAAATCTCAGGTTGGTAATATGAAAAAAGTAAAACTATCCAAAGATAAATTAGAAGAGTATCAAGCTCTTATTCAACAATTAAACCAATTCTTTGATGGACTTCCTGATGGAGCTTATTCAGCATTAATGGAAGATGAAACTAGACGTTGGCTTAAAGAAAACAATATTAAAGTAAATGCTTTAGACTTTTATATTAAATATTCACCAAAGGAATATTACTATGACTAAGTGGATTAAGGAATTTATATGAAAGTAGATAAATTTAGATTAGAAGATGTATTTCCATCTCAAAATGGTAGTCTAAAACTTATCCTTATTGACCGTGAAGGCGATAAACATATACTTCATTATCCTAAAAGTCATGAGCATGTTTATTTAAACGATATGTATTTCTTCATGAACCAAGGATATATCGTACTTGATAATGATTGTGTACTTGTAAATCCAGTCATTCTTACAGATGATATGGTAGGTAAACAAGTTCAATTATTAAATGGTAAAGTATATACTGTTCACAAATATACCTTAGATAGTCATTATAAGATAGGCGATTATATTTATGACTGCTTTGGTCATGGTAGAGTAATGCCTACAACAGAAGACTCTATTCCTTTAACCTATCATGTATTAGGTCCTGTAGAGCTTAAATATAACCAATCTTTGAATTCTGCATTTAACACTGTAAGAAACAATTTCATATCTTCACCTACTATAGGCTTTAATGATTTTTTGGATGCACTATGAAAAAGTACACAGTTATTCATAAAGATGGTAGCAAAGAAATTATTAATGCACAGTGTGCAGTTAAAGATGCTATGGCAGAAGGCAATATTGTATTAGATGAAGACTTTGATGTAGTTAATCCAATATTACTTACACCAGAGTGTGATAATAAATTTGCACTACTCTCTTATGGAAATACTCCATATGTTATCTCTTATCATCCTAATTTAGAAAAAGGTTATGCTGTCAATGGACATTTCTTTGACTGTTTTGGACATACAAGGGGCTTGCCTACTAATCCAGTAACTGAAGATATTAGAGTAGTTAGTGTGCTATTTGACCATACACCTAAAGAAGTTTTTATGCATTTAATGGATAAATTAGATTCTTTAGATGGAAATGAATTAGTCCTTACCCTAAATACATTAGCTAAACTTTTAGGTAAAAAATGAAATACATAACAATAGATTCACTTGGTAAAAGACGATTTGTCTTTGATGAAGAAGCTGCTCAAAAGGCTATGGATGAAGGTAAGATTGTAGTAGACGATAAGTTCAATATCTTAAATCCTATTATTCTTACACCTGAATGTGATGGTAAGTTTGCTGTCATTAAAGAAAATGAACCAGCAAAATTTATTAAATATTACGCAGGTCAGGAATTAGGCTATGAAATTGATGAAAATCTTTACGACCCATTTGGTCATTCTAGACTATTACCTACAGAAAGAACCACCCTTTCACCAGATTATCGAGTGAAGTATGTTATTTCAGAACGTGGAACAAATTACTTTAGCCAATATGCTGTAGTAGATTTAAAAGCTTACAATAAGCTAAGAGAAAACCTTATAAAAGTTATTATTACAGGGAAAACTAAAAATGCAAAAACCAATTTTAAAATTACTATCTGAACCGGTAAACGGAGTTATTGGAAAATTCTTAATGGATAATACTGAATACTTTAAAAGTATTGAAGATAATCTTCGTAAATATGGTATGCCTACTCATTTCGATGGTGGATACTTCAACGGATATGTAGTAGTACTTCCAGAACATTCTTTTTATGGTAAAGACTACGATGAAATTGATGATTTACTCAGAAAAAATTCTAGTACAAATGGTTTTTATGTTCATGGTGGATTAACCTTTGCTAATGATGACAAAGACTTCTGTCCTGAACTCTCTAAACATTTCCCAGATTATTGGATTCTTGGTTTTGATACTCGTCATGCTAATGATACAGCAGACTATTGGACTGAAGAACGTACTTGGGAAGAAACTGAAAAACTCTTACAAGCAACAATTCACTATGGAGAATAAATATGAACGTTAAAGAACTTATTGCTGAACTACAAAAATGTAACCCAAAAGCAACTGTACTTTATAATAATATGGAACTATTCGAAGTTGAAGGTTTTGATGGTAAAGCTTCAGACGATGTATTAATTGATTTACTCAGTGAACCAAATGTTCCAGTAGCTCAAGCTAAATCAATCATTATTTACTAGGTGAATTATGGAAAAATTACTTAGAAACTTTAATTTTAAAGAAGCAATCTCGGTAGATTTAGAAGAAATTAATGATGCTTCTGGTGCTAGATATGAAATTAATGTATATACTCTCGATGATAACCACAAAGTATGCAACTTAATCTATGAGTTTGAAACTCAATCTTTTGAAACAGCTTTATCTACATTTGAACGTAAAGTAAATATGGTAATTGGATTACTAGAATGAAAACAGCAGAACAGCAATATATAGCAATATTAGAAGATTGCTATGAAAATGGTATAGACATTGTAAATGAACGTACTGGTTCAATTTGTCGTACTATTCTGAACCAAAGAATTCAATTCGATGGTAATGGGTTTCCTTTACTTACTACTCGTAAAATGTATTGGAAACAAGCTATCGGTGAAATGGTAGCTTATATTCGTGCCTATGCTGACTTACGTGATTTCCATAAACTAGGCGTACATACTTGGGACGCTAATGTAAAAGCTTGGCATAGTATTCATAAATATAATGATTATGATACCGGTACAATTTATGGTGCAAGTGCAGAGCAAGTAGACTTTGGATACCAAGATTTAATAGAAAGCATTAAGTCTAAACCAAATGATAGAGGTCATATTTGGAGCTTTTGGAATCCAAGTTATTTTGAACTAGGCTGCTTACGTCCTTGTATGTACTCACATCAATTTAGTGTGTTAGATGGTACTTTACATTTGACAAGTACCCAAAGGTCCTGTGATTGGGTACTCGGAGGAGCATTTAACATTGTTCAATGTTGGTTCTTATTAAACATTACAGCAAAACTTACTGGTTTAAAAGTAGGTACTGTAACGTGGAATATTACTAACGCACATATTTACGGGAATCAAATCCCGTTAGTACCAATTCAATTAGAAAGACCTATGTATACTCCACCAAAACTCATCATTAAAGATGATTTTGATATGGATGTACTTATGGAAGGTCTTAGCAAAGATAACTTCGAAGAATACTTCAAGTTACAGGATTATAAACACCATCCTGCAATCAAATATCCATTTACAGCATAGGGCTCTAACGAGCCCTTAAAACTTAAAATATTTAACAAAGGAAATTCTATGAAAAAATTATATTCATTTCTAGCTGCTGGATTAATAGCATTAAGCTTGACTGCTTGTGATGATTCCGAAGTTGCTACTCGTAACTTAATTAAAGCAGCAGATAACTTTGAAGTTAATAGACGTATTGTATTCTATAACGGTATTACAGATACATACATGTTAGAAATTGAAGGGCGTTGCTCTATTGATTTAAATCAAAACAATACTGCATTTAACGTTATTTGCGATGTAGGTAATGGAAATTACAAACGTCACACATTAGTTTTATCAGATAACGTAACAGCATTCGTAGAACAAATTGAACCAAATAAAGTAAGTAAAAACTTTTATAGAGTTACATTTAAGCCATCAACAATCATCCCTAACATTGATGTCCGTTAATAAAAACATTTAAGCAAATAACAAAAAAGCCCGAATGGGCTTTTTATTTTTAAAATTTTCAACAAACAAGGAAAAATTCATTATGACTACATTAACCCTATCTCCAAACCAAGTAAAAGAACGTTTACGTGTATCTTTAAAAGCAAACGTACCATGCTTTATCATGGGTTCACCATCTACTGCGAAGTCTCATACTGTTCGTACAATCTGCGAAGAAGAAGGCTTATATATGATTGACGTTCGTCTATCTCAAATGTTACCAATGGACCTGCTCGGTCTGCCTAAAGTTATGGAAATGCCTAATGGTAATGGTGAAATGGGTGCATTCAGTACCTATATTCCATTTGATACATTCCCATTAGAAGGATGTGAAATCCCACAAGGTTACAAAGGCTTCTGTATTTTCTTTGATGAAGCGAACCAAGCAGATAAATACGTACAAGGTGCTTTATACCGTATCGTATTAGACCGTATGGTACATACTTATAAACTTCATCCAGAAACTCGTATTGTATTAGCCGGTAACAAACTATCTGATAACGCAGTAGCAACCAAAATGTCTTCAGCATTAAAATCACGTATGACGTGGATTAATGTAGAAATCAATAAAAAAGAATTCTTACAATTCGTAGAAGAGGGTGTAGTACGTGGTGAATGGGACCCACGTGTAGCAGCATTCTTAAACTTCCGTCCAGAACTTATTAACAACTTTGACCCTAAAAAAGAAGTTGAAACTTATGCTTGTGGACGTACATGGGAATTCTTATCTAAAGAATTACAACATGGCTTATTAGACTTAGGTCAAGATATTTATATTCCTGCTATTGCAGGTACTATTGGTGAATCTGCTGCTGCAGAGTTCAATGGTTTCTTACAAATCATGAATAGCTTACCAAGCTTAGCTCAAATCGAAAAAGACCCATTAAATGCTCCATTACCATCAGAAAATGGTGCTAAATATGCATTAGGTGCATTCTTAGCAGATAAGGTGAATAAACTTAATGTAGACGCTGTTGTAGACTATTTAGAACGTATTGATGAAAAAGACTTAATGGTCTTAGCATATCGTATGATTCTAGGTCGTTACCCACAATTAGCGACAAACAAAAAAGTACTTAACTCATTAGGTGCTATTCGTCATAAATTAAATAATCAACCATAGGCATTAATATGAACCAAGAAAAAGAATATGAATTTACTGAGCAGAACTGCTTAGATGACTTCAAAGAAGCGAAGTTACGTCTTATTAATAAACCACATAATGCTTTCATTGGTTCATTATTATATGACTTAGCTTTTGAACCTTCACGTGAAGTGAAGTCTGTTATGCTCGATTCCATGAACCACAGTATTAAAATCAATCCTGATTTCTTCTGTGGTATGACACATGAACAACAAGCATCAGTACTTGCCCATGAAGTGTACCATTATGCTCTTATGCATGATGTACGCCGTGGGCATCGTAATCCACAACTCTATCAAAAAGCTGCAGACCAAGTAGTAAATAACTTGTTAGAGCAAGGCGGATTTGAACTTCCTATGGGAGTAGAATGCGATTCTAAATATCGCAATATGAGTACTGAGCATGTTTATAATCTTATGGAACATGAGCAGAAAAATAACAATAATCAAGACCAAGACCAAAACCAAAACAACAATGACCCTTTAGGTAATGACTTACCACCTAATAGTGGTAATGGAGGTTCTGGTAACAATAACCAGATTAACCGTATGCAACAGAACATTATGAAAGCTAATGCTTCTGAAGAATTGACAAACGGTCATGGTATGACACATGGTAATTCTGGTTCTGTATTTGAACAATTATTTAAAGACATCAAAGAAGGTAAACTCAGTTGGATTGAAATCCTACAAGAATTCCTTGATGACTTTGTTCAAGGTGAGCAAGACTGGTCTAACTTTAACAGACGTTATCTACAATATGATTTATTCTTACCTGATTACAAGTCTGAGAATAAAATCTCAAAAGTAGCAGTAGCATTTGACGTATCTGGTTCTGTTACAAAAGCTCAGATTAAAGCATTCTTAAATGAAATGAAGGTCATTAAAAACCAATTAGACCCAGAAACAATGGATGTGGTTTCTTTTAACCATGAAATTGTAGATATATTCAAGATTGAGTCTAATGATGACTTTGATGAAGTTAAGATGAATATTGATGGCGGTACAGATTTAGACCCCGTATTTGACCATTATATGAAACCAGAAAATCAACCAGAATTCTTGATTGTATTCTCTGATTTGTATTGCGATAAACGCAAAAAGAAAACTCCATTTGAAACTATCTGGATTTGTATTGACCATCCAGATGCACATGTAAACTTTGGTAAATTAATTCATATTACTAGCGAGGAATTAGAGTCATGACCAATATTTTTAACATCATTATGAATTTGGCAAAACACTTAAACCAATCTACTGTAGATAAACTACAAAAGAACGTAGATGCATTCTTAGACAAGCTTGGTACAAATGGTAAACCATTAAACCATCCTGAATTCTTCTTGCCACATTCTGAATCACCACGTTATGCAAACGGTAACTATAAACAAGATTATGCAGAAGTAGAATTATTAAGTGATGAAGACTTGCAAACTGCAAAAGAATTATTCGAACTCCACCACACCTATACTACTGAAAGTGCAAAAATCTTAAAATATTTTAAAGCTACTACTATGCGAGCAATTCTCGTATTAGCCGGTGCAACAAACCAACAAGCTACACAAATCTTGTTGGATATTCTTCCTGATTTTGTAAAACAAGATTCTAACTTGTTATCTAAATCTGGCTTAGATGATGATGAAATTAAACAGCTTCAAGCTGGTGAATTCAAATATCATAATCTCTTTGCTAACAAAGAAGATGAAGAAAAATTATTAAATGAGCTTAAAGACCCTGAAGTCTTTGAGCTTATGGAAAAATATTATGCATTAGAGCTTTTAACAAACTTCTAAAATAGGGGTACAATGTACCCCCTTTTATGGAGTATGTATGAAGAAAGTTTTATTAATGTATAAGGGAAGACTTACTGACCGTGAGTTTAAATCTACATACCAGACGGCAATAAAACAGCATTTAGGTACAAATGTAGATATTGAGCTTATGCCAGTATATCATCCCAATGGTATGAAGAAAGTACCAAGAGCTACTCAGAAAGATTGGCTTAAAGAGGTCGAACCAGTTATTAGTGATTTTGACTATATACTGGTATCCGACCCAGAATACTTTAAGGTAATCTCAAAGCAGACTAAAGCTGAGAGTAACATTGGGCTTATCTTTGATACAGATTATGGAAACAAAGTTCTGTACTTACCTTCCTCACAAGCTGTATTTTTCAATCCTGATAAAGCTAACCAGCAAATAGACCAATGTTTATCTGCTCTTTCTGCAGATATCAATGGTAATTATTCTGAGATTGGTTCAGATATCATACATTTTGCAGCATATCCTACAACAGTAGAAGGTATAGCAGCATGGTTAGATAAACTTAAAGAATATCCAGCCTTAACGTGTGATATCGAAGCTAAATCCCTTAAAGTAACTGAAGCTGGTATTTATACTATTGGTTTCGCTTGGGATAAGCATAATGGAATATGTTTTCCAGTAGATGCTATTCCTGAGCAAAGAGAAACAGTTCGTAATCTTCTATTGGAATTCTTTGAAACGTATAATGGTAAGCTTATCGTACATAAAGCAAACTACGATATTCCTGTTATAAATTACACTTTATTTCAAAAAGAGGATATTACTGATGTTGAGAACCAAGTTAGAGGTCTTAATAGACTTTGTAGAAATCTTGATGACACTCTGCTTATTACTTATCTGGCTACCAACTCTTGTGCTGGGAATACTCTTGGTTTAAAAGAGTTAGCACAACCGTTTGCCGGTAATTGGGCAGTAGATGTCTCAGATGTGACTAAAGTAGATTTGCAAGAGTTAATGACGTATAACCTTATTGACTGTTTATCTACTTGGTATGTTTATGAAACCTACTATCCTAAGATGGTAGAAGATGAACAAGAACAACTCTATAAAGAGCATTTTTTACCGTACCTTAAAGACAATATGCGTTGTCAGCTTAATGGTCTTCCAATAGACCTACAAGAAGTTGCAAAACTTAAAGCTGACCTTCTTAATGAACAGAAAAGACTTCTAGAATATCTTACTTCTAGACAGGCTATTCGAAATGCAGAGTATCAAATTGCAGAACATTTAACGTTACAACGTAACGCTAAACTCAAGAAGAAACAGACCACTGTTGAAGAAAACTTACAACCTTTCAACTTCAGTAGCGGAAAGCATCTTATGGTACTTCTCTACGATATTATGCAATTACCTATCGTAGATTTTACGGAATCCAAGCAACCCAGTACTTCTAAAGGTACAATGGAAAAGCTTATGAACCATACAGAGAACCAAGAATACAAAGATATTCTTGTATCTCTTATGGAACTTTCAGATGTAGAAAAAATGCTAACAACATTTATTCCACCATTTGAACAAGCCCATGTTGATAAACATGGAAATGCTAGATTATTAGGTTACTTTAACCTTGCCGGAACTGTATCCGGTAGATTAAGTTCAAGCAACATCAATTTACAGCAAATCCCTGCTACATCATCTCGTTTCGCTAAACCTATTAAGCGATGTTTTAAGTCTACTGCTGAATGGATATTCGTTGGCTTAGACTATTCTAGCTTAGAACTAGGCGAACTACATAGTAATATGTAGTGTTAAATTTTTTGAAAACGGGGGAAGTCTAGAACAGATAATCCCGTGCTAAGACTTGTATTTCTATCTTCCTCTATGTATAATCTAGATTTTACATCTCATAGAGGATAGACAATGTATCAAGAAAAAATTATTGCAGATTATCCTGCATATAAAATTACAACTGACGGACGAGTATTAACTTGTTTTAAACCAAAAACTTCAATCATCACTGATGATTGGAGAGAATTAAAACAGATTTATGATAAAACTTGCGGATATATGATTGTTACCTTATGTAAAGGTAAGAATCAAGGCAGACAAAATAAAAGAGTTCATAGACTTATTATGGAAGCTTTTGTTCCTAATCCTAATAACTATCCTCAAATAAATCATATTGATGGCAACAAACTAAATAATTCTTTAGAGAATCTAGAATGGTGTTCATCAAAACATAATACTCAACATGCAATTAGATTAGGTTTACATAATCCAAAACAACAACCTCATAATCGAGCTGTTATTCAAATGGATAATGATTATAACTATATTGCAGAATTTACTTCTCTTCATGAAGCCAGTTCTATGACTGGTGTAGCATGGCAAAATATTTATAAAGTTTGTCGAGGACTACGCCCAAGAGCAGGTAATTTCCGTTGGAAATACAAGTAAAGTGTAACGACTATCCCAAAGGGGAGTAGGCTCAAGTGAGCCGAAGTGGAAAATACCCTAGTAGATTATAACTAGGGTAAAGATATAGTCTGAACTGTATGGGGACATACAGAAGTTCATAAGAGAACTGACATAGATTAACGACCTATGTTGAACATGTTGTGGAAGACCGTATATCAGCTCTTACTACAAAAGACCCTAACAAACTAGATGTTTACATTAAAGGCTTTGATGGTCACTGTTTACGTGCTTATGCATATTTTCAGGACCAGATGCGAGATATTGAAGATGAATTTTCTAGAGCTACTTCTCCGGAAGAGCAAGTAAAAGTCATTAACAGTATTGCAGACCGCTACCCTAAATTAAGACAGATGAGCAAATCTCCAACCTTTGCACTTACTTATCAGGGTACATATTTAACCCTAATGAAAAACTTAGGATTTAGTGAAGCTTTGGCTAAACAAATTGAAGCTTCCTATCATCAGTTATATAAAGTATCTGATGAATGGGTACAAAAACATCTAGAACAAGCTAAAATTGATGGCTACGTTACTGTAGCCTTTGGTTTAAGAGTACGTACTCCAATACTTAAAGCTAAACCAGATTCATCTTTAGCAGCAGCAGAAGGACGAACTGCAGGAAATGCTTTAGGTCAAGGATGGGGTATGCTAAACAGTAGAGCCATGAATAAAGTAATGGAACAAGTAGATGCTATGGGTTTAACTCAAGATATACTTCCTGTTGCAATGATTCATGATGCTACATACTATTTAGTACGAAATGATGTTAAAGTCATTGAAACTATAAATCGTTTAGCAGTAGAACAAGCTTATTGGAATGACCATCCAGATATCTACCATCCAGAGGTAGGACTTGGAGGTCAGTTAGATTTATTCTATCCATCATGGGCTACACCCATCACTTTACCAGAAGAATGCGATGAAAATTGCTTAATTGAAACAGTACAGGAACACTTGGAGGATTAAAAATTTCCAATGGGTAAACCAACAGACAAACAACTGCTCAAACGTAAAGAGCAGATTGAAAATGAAATTGTTAAACTCGAACTTCGTGTTTCTATTTTAGAACGTGAACGTAGAGAGATTATCAATTACCTTAATCTAAACAAAGGTGAGACAGATGTTACAAAATCAGACTAATCTGCCATTACCTTTAGCAGTATGGTTAGCAACTGATGAATATCAGTATGCTAAATACGCAAATGAAATCAGTACTACTACCTTACTGAAGTCCCTTCGCTATATCATTGGTTCAAGAAGAGCTATGTATCCGGATGAATTTCCAGAACATCTCAGACCTGAACCAACAACAGAAATTGTTATTCCTGATATCCAAGAAAGAATTGCTTCTCGAATGGGTACAGCTATGCATAGTTCTTTAGAATATGCATGGACAAACAATTATGCTGAAGCGATGAAGGAACTCGGTATCCATCAAAATACAATAGATAAAGTTGTTATTAACCCAGAAACAGTAGAACCAGACCAAATCCCTGTATATCTCGAACAACGTGGTTACAGAGAACTAGAAGGCTTTACTGTATCAGGTCAATTCGACATTATTGTAGATGGAGAATTACATGACCTTAAGACCACCAGTACCTACTCATGGACAAGTGGCTGCAATGATGAAAAGTACATCATGCAAGGTAGTATTTATCGTTGGCTCAATCCAGAACTTATTACAAAAGATACTATTACTATTAATTTTATCTTTACTGATTGGCGTAAGTTGGATTCTATGACTAATCCAAATTATCCACCAGCAAAATGCTTTTATAAGCAGTATAAGTTATGGTCTTTAGCCGATACTGAAGCTTGGCTCAGAAACAAACTCAAACAACTGAACAAATACTGGCATATGCCTTTAGAACAGATTCCTTGTTGTTCAGAGAAAGAATTATTCTCTAAACCAAGTACTTTCAAGTACTTTAAAACGGGATATACTGAAGGCAAGCGTGCTACTAAAAACTTTGATACAATGAACGAAGCTCTAGCTTATAGAGCCAAGAACGGATATCAAGGTGATGTGATTGAGTTTAAACCTGACCCATTTATGTGTCCGTACTGTAACCCAAATGAAGTTGCTCAAATGATGGCTACTTCTCATACCAAAAGCTTGGGGATTGCTTAAATCCCCATCTACCTTTCAACAGAGGAAATTATGGATTATTCAAGTTTTACATATAATCCTTTAGTAGAAAGCATTGTAGAAATCCTTAGAACCAAGACTCAGAATAGTAATCCTACATTCTTCCGATTGCAGGCTAATTACTTTCTCTCTTTAGTTCCATCAATGCTTGATATTAAAGTAGATACTCCCATTACTGGTGAAGTACCTATTAATATGTTTGCAATTTCCGTTGCTAACTCTGGTTCAGGTAAAGGTTTTTCTACTAACTTGTTAGAAGAACAAATCTTAGGTGAATTCCGTGAACATTTTATGTATGAAGTATTCCCTAAATTTGCTCAAAGTAGATTAGACCTTGAAGCTATTAAACGTGCACAATATTTAGGAATCTCTCAGACAGAAGCTGAAGAGAAACTCAATAAAGAGTTCAAATCTTATGGTGCGTTTAAATTTTCATTTAGTGAAGCTACTACACCGGCTATTAAACAGTTTAGAAATAAACTTATTCTGGCTAAAGCTGGTTGTGTAAATCTACTCATTGATGAAATTGGCTTTAACTTAGATAAAAACTATGAGCCATTGATTGCATTCTTAGAGCTATATGATAAAGGTCTTATTAAAGACAAGCTTACTAAGAATACGGAAACTTCTACACGTTACCAAGAACTTGTAGGAAAAACTCCAACAAACTTATTAATGTTTGGTACTCCATCCAAACTATTAGATGGCGGTGCAGTCGAAGAGAAATTCTTTGAATTACTGGAAGCAGGTTACGCTAGACGTAGCTTCTTTGCATCATCTACTAAATCTAGTACGATTACTGAATTTACACCAGAAGAATTATATCAACGCTTAACAGCAGTAAACCAAGATGCAGAAATCAAACGTATTTCTGGACAGATGGTACGCTTGTGTCAAGCTGGTTTAATTGGTTCAGTAGTAACCGTACCAGAGAATGTCGCAATCGAATTATTACGTTACCGTATTGATTGTGAGAATCGTGCTCAGGATATTCCTGAACATAAAGATGTTTATAGAGCTGAATTAGCACATAGATACTTTAAAGCTCTTAAACTTGCAGCAGCCTATACTTTCCTTCGTGGAAGTTTAGATATGTCTATTGATGATTTACATCAAGCTATCCGCTTTGCAGAAGACAGTGGTGAATCACTTCGTCAAATGTTAGAGCGTGAAAAACCATATGAACGCCTTGCTAAGTTTATTGGTTCATTAGATGGTAAAGAAGTAACTCAAGTAGATTTAACTACTAACTTACCATTCTATAAAGGCTCTGTTTCAGCCAAGAATGAACTGATGAACATGGCTATTGCTTATGGATACAAGAACAATATCCTTATCAAGAAAACGTTCAGAGATGGTGTAGAACTCTTTACAGGTGAAAGCTTAAAAGAAACAGACCTATCTCGAATCATTTGTGCTTATTCAGATGATTATGCAGAAGGGTATGAAAATGTCGAAATTGATTGGGAAAAAGATTTCGATACGCTATTACCTGAAGGCGGTTTTAACTGGACGAACCATCACACTAAGAACGGTCATCGTTCTGAAAAAGATATGGAAGAAGGTTTTAACTGCGTAGTTCTTGATGTAGATGGAGGTATCAGCCTTCAAGCAGTACAGAATCTATTAAGTGATTATGAATACATTATTCATACTACCAAACGTCATCAAGTCCCAGATGAAAATGGTGAAACCAAAGATAGATTCCGTATTATTTTACCTACTAATTATGTACTTAAACTAGATGCAGAAGAGTTTAAACAATTCATGGAAAACGTTGCTCAATGGTGTCCATTTGAACTAGATGAAGGTACATTCCAACGTAGTCGTAAATGGGCTTGTACAACTGGTACTACTATTTATAAAAACTCAGGTCAGCTATTTGATGTATTACCATTTATTCCTAGAACCAGTCGAGAATCAGAATACCGTAAAGCTCAGGTATCTCTGCAAAACTTAACTGCTCTAGAGAGATGGTTTGCTTCTAGAATGCAAGATGGTTCACGTAATAATACCTTTGCTAAATATGGCTTTATGCTACTAGACAATGGTTTTACGCCAGATGAAATTCTAGAGAAGTTATATCAATTAAATGATAAAATAGACAACCCATTGGATGAATCTGAGATTCAATCAACGGTGTTTACTTCAATCAAAAATAGATACAAGGAAATTTAATGTCTGCATATCACATCTTAATCGCAGGCTTAACCGCAACTGGTAAAACTACCAGTTTGCGGAATCTAGCCTTAAATCACCCTAATCCTAAATCTGTAGCTTACATTTGTTGTGAAGCCGGTAAAACCCCTATTTGGGCTAAACGTTTTACTACTACAACAGATGCTATTACTCATCCAGACCAAGTAGTAGAATTCTTTGCTGCAGTAGAAGAAATGCCTAACATCGAATATTGTGTACTTGATGGCTTTAACTTCTTGATGAAAATGTTCGTCTCTGAAGTTATCGACAATATGTCAAACACGCAGGTCGGCTGGGGTGACTATGCTAAGTTTATCCAGCGATTCATGCAACAAACAGTAGGTAACTCCACTAAAAAATGGATTATTCTCGCTCATAATGAAGAAGAAACTGTTATGACAGGTCCTAATACGGGTATGAAACAGTATCGTGTCCCATTGCAAGGCTCAGAAGCTAAACATGGGTATGAAGCTTGGTTTAACCATGTTATTTATACGACTAAAATTCCTACTGCTCAAGCTCAAAAATTATTAGATGAAGGTGAATTTGTTAATCCAGAACAATTCACTATCAGTCCACAAGAACGTAAAGCAAAATATGCTTTTGTTACTCAACAAACTGATGACTTCGCATTAGGCAGAATTCGTTCAGATTTCGGTACATGGGATTTGAACCAAACCTACATTGATAATGATATCCAACTGGTGATGAACCATTTTGATAAACTTATTGATGCACAAAACTAAAACTACGTTAATTATTAAGGAAAAAACATGTTTAATAACTTAAAAACAAATCAAGCAGCAATGGAAGAAAAGTCTGACCGTATTGGCGGAGGTTATCAACCACTTCCATCAGGTATTTATCAAGCTGAAATTGCTTATGCTTACGGTACTACTTCTAAGAATGGTGCAATGGGCTTAGTCGTTAAATTTAACATCTTACAAGATGGTAAAGACCCATATCCATTCACTACTACATTCTGGTTATCAGATAAAAAAGGTAATACCTTCTATTTAGATAAAGATGGTAATCCACATAACTTAGCTGGCTTTAACCAAGCTAACCACTTATGTGCATTAGTAGCAGGTAAAAGTGTATTAGAGATTCCAATGGAAACTCGTGTACTACAGCTTTATAACTTCGATGCTAAGAAAGAAGTTCCAACTGAAGTAAATGCAGCGGTTGCATTATTCGGTCAAACAGTAGCTCTTGCTATCAAACATATCCGTGAAAACAAACGTGAAAAATCTCCATCTACTGGTGAATATGAACCAGTAAATGAAGAACGTTTTACTAACGATATTGATAAAATCTTCGGTATCTCAGACGCAGGTGAAGCTTATACTTTTGATGAAGCTGCAAACGAAATTCCATTTGAATTTGCTGAAAAATGGTTAGCACGTTGGAAAGACAAAACCGATGATAAATTCAAAGAAGTCAAAGGTGCTTCTGCAAAAGCTGGTACTACTCGTAAATTAGGTATTGGTTGATGTACACTTTAATATCGCCCCTTAGAACCAAAGAAATGACACTGAATTTGAACCAGTATAGAAACGCTCATTATCATAAGCTAAGTGATAGCAAGATTTCATATAAAGCTATTATGAAGGAACAGATTGAGCAACTTCCTGTATTCAATAAAGTAAGTATTACTTATACTGTATTCTTTGGTTCATTAAGAAAAACTGATATATCAAATGTATGTTGTGTTATAGATAAATACTTTTGTGATGCATTAGTAGAGTTAGGTAAATTACCTGATGATAACTACATTTACATTAAAGAAGTTATATACAGATATGGCGGTGTAGACAAAGACAATCCTAGAGTAGAAATTACTCTTAAATAAAATAAGCCCCTTAGAAGCGATTCTAGGGGGTTTTACTTTTCACTCAACTAAGACTACTAATTATGGAAAAAACAGCTTTAGAGACGCAAATAGGCGGGTCTCATTACAAATCTCAAGCTATCCAACCAGTAGAATACATCCATGCCAATAATATTGGTTATTTTGAAGGTAACGTTATTAAATACGTAACCAGATGGAAAAATAAAAATGGAGTTCAAGATTTAGAAAAAGCTAAACACTATCTTGAACTCTTAATTGAATTGGAGAAAGCGAATGAAACTAGAACTTAAAGAACATGAAATTGAACAAGCTATTGAAACATTTATCAGTAGCTTTGTAACAGGTCATCCTGTAAAAGTAAAAGGCTTTGACCTACAAGGTATGCGTAGTAAAGATGGTTTATCTGCTATCGTAGATTTTGATGTAGTAGGTGTATCTGACTTACGAGAAGTGAAGACAGAAAGCTCTAACGTCAAACCTACAAATACTGCATGGCGTGAAGAAGTACAAGATGAACCAAAAGTAAAACATGAAGAGCTTTCTGGTCAAGATTTAGAAGATTGGAAGAAATTCTTAGAATTACTTACTGATAATGCTCAATACAAAAACTATGATGCATTATTAGATTTAGTAGATACTATGTCTGAGTCTTTACAACAACGTGCATCTTCACATCCGTTATATGTAGAAATGTTAGAAAATACAGACAAAGCTATTCAGTCTATTGCTTCAAAACAATTATCTGAACCAGTAGAAGATACTGAAGGTGTAGCAGTAGAAGAACCTATTCCTGAACCAGAAGTAGAACATGCTGAAGCTATCCAAGCTGAAAATGAAGCTGCTAAAGTACAGGAAGAACCTAAAGAACAACCTAAGAACTTCTTTGGTGCTCAATTAGGCGTAAAACCTTCTAACGTTGCGAATGTAAACCATACAGTTGCACCTACTCGTAAACTCTTTCCGGCTAAATAATGTGTAAAAAGATATTAACCCTAATTGCTGTTATGGGGTTTGTACTTTTTATATGTGCACCCTTAGTAGGTGTATTTGGGGTAACGATTGGTAGTATTATCGCAGTGTTGTTACTCGCTTATTTATCCGAAAAATAATAGCAATAGCCCCCTAACGGGGGCTTAATTATTTTGGAGACTATTATGGAAGTTATTTTAGCTGTTATCGTAAGTTTTATTGCAGTTGGTCTATACATGTTACTCATGAATGGACTACCTAAAACTATAGAATATTGGTTATTAGTAAAACGTTATAATTTTACTGAACCAAAACGATTACTTAGCTTTAAAGAAGCTATCTTTAATTCTGACTTACCATTGCCAACAATGGAATCATTTACATTAGGTGAATGGAATTATTATCAATATTCAAAATCACTAACTAATTTTAGTGAAAGTATTAATCTTAACTTACTTAAATATGACCAAGCTATCATTTGGTATTGGATTAAAACTCATAATGATAAGCTTAGAACTAGATAGAATATTTTTAGAAGGGTTATTGACCCTTTTATAAAGTGTTTTATAATGCACATGTCGAAAGACAAAATGTTTCATTCCATAATGAAAAATTAACGAAAGTTAAGTTGTTGTTGAAAGTCCAGTTGCTAGTCTGGTTAAAACTAGCACTCTTTATGGTAGGCATTGGGTATATATCCTCATGACTCTATTTAAATACCTCGCAGTATCTAGTGCCTACCCTAAAGAGTAACACATTAAATTAATCTGAGTGAAATGAGAGGGAAGTTATCTTCCATTTATCGTGTTACTCTTTCTTATTAAGGAAATCATATGACACATTCTAGACTACAAAACTACAACACTAATTTAGGGAAACTTATCCTTGAAGATTATCTTACTCCTTTAAATTTAACTATAGGGGATTTAGCTAAAGCTTTAAATGTTCATCGAAATACAATCAGTGCACTTTTAAATGGTAAAGCATCTTTAACAACATCTATGGCAATAAAGCTAGGTAAAGTTTTAAATGTTAGTCCAGAGTTTCTATTAACTTTTCAAGTAATGCAAGATATACGTCAATTAAAAAGCAATAAAGTATTTCAAGAAGAGTTAGATAACATTGAACCATTAATTAAAAAATAATACTCCGTTAGTCTAAAGGATAGGCATCTGTCTTCTAAACAGATTAATATAGGTTCGAGTCCTATACGGAGTGCCAGAATTGTTCGTCAGAGTTTGAGTCTATTTTTATCGTTAAAATAAATGCAAACGATGATTCTTTCGAGGTAGCTCGCTTAGCTGCGTAAGCCCTCCAAGGTTGGTCTGAAGCCTTGTTACCGAATTTCAGCCCTGTTTGGCTTTCGCAGGGATTGTTAGTAAAGCCACATCCTAATATGTATTTAGGGTATATATCAGGATGGTTTATGCCATCAGTGTTTGGTTTTTGATGATTAATCCAAAGTCCTTAGCAATAGGGACTTTTTTAGAGATACCTCCACTCGCCTTTTACTTTGTTCATAGAGTGTTTCCTTTATCTGGTCGGAACAATCAGATTTGAGGTATCTCTCAAAAAGGTATTTCCTTTGGGTTGGCATACTAATATTGTTTAACATAGCCACGTTAGTATGTCCTTTTTATTCTTTTTAATGATATACTAGCCTCCATATCATTAAAAATTCGGTACTTACTACCATTCATGCCTAGGATGATAAAAGTAAGAATCTGGGCTGCAACCCAGTGCTCCGACAGTTTGCTGGTTCTGTTCATAAAAAACCAGCACCTTTCATTAAACCAGCCATGGTTTAAAGACACAAGATATAGTGGATGTGGAAAATAACGTATTTATGTTTGTGTTTGTGGCTGGTTTAAGAAGGGTAAAACCTTCACTCTTATTTTTCAGTAAACTAAATACCCCCGATTTCTCGGGGGTATTTTTATTATTTAAGCAATTCTATTAATCTTGCTATATAGTGAGATTCAAATCCATCGAGTAAATGATTACTGGTTTGGTAAGAACCAAACGGTAATACATTCCCTATTTCCAAATATTGACTTGGTACAGTTTGGTAAATACCTAATGGGTCTAAACCAGATTTAGATACTAATGAATCAGAACTCATGATTGCAGCAGTTCTTAAAAAGTTTCTTCTGAAGCTTCTTAAGATAACTTTCTGAATACCTAGTTTATAATTCAAGAACCAAGTTAAACCAGTTGAATTCATCCAATCAAAGAACGCACCTCTATTAGCGGAATAGTTAATAAATTCTTCACGAATTACATTCATTGCATGATACTCAGATTTACCTTTACGAAGTAAATGTTTATACAATGCATATTTAGCAACAAAGTCACCATAGTCTAAAGTCTTAACAAAGAAATCATGAGCTTTAGAATCTTTCTTCAATAAAACTGATTTTACAATTTCAGGTGTATTGTTATATACAGTGTTTAATCCAAGTTTACTTTCAAGTTTACCTAGTCTTGATGTATCAGAATCTTCTTCTTCACCAATCTCTAAAGCAGTAATAGAAGTTAAAATACCACCTTGTACAAGAGGATGTACTGGGGAGTTTTTAATCAAGGTATTTAATTGACCTTGTTTAGCTTTATACTTCATTTCTGCTGCAGTAGATAAACCACCTTGTTTTAACAAGAAGTTAATCTTATCCAATTCATTCATATATTTTTGATATTGAATTGCATGGGTATAACCTTCTTTCATAAGTTTAGGAATTTCTGTTGGATTAATTCCCCATTGAACCAAATGTAATACGTTAGAAAGTAAGTTACCTAAAGGAACGATTAAACTTCTGTTTAGAATATAGTCTTTAGATAGAGAAGTAGTTTCTTTTAAGTATTCTTCCATTACTCTAATAGCTTTAGCCGGAGCAATACCAGAAATTGTACCAAATACATTTGCAGCACCTCTAATAGCTACTTGTACTGGTTCAGGGAAATAAGATTTACCTGTAAACACATCTGATAACCAAGTCTCATGATAACCAAGAATATTATTTACTTCTTTAATAGGAATGTATAAACCACCTTTAGAATCAATATAGTCTTTAGTTTCTTGAGGCAATGTATTAAAAATAGTCTTAATACGATTCTCGAATTGTTTATCTAAATTAGTATTACCCTTGATTTTAAAGTCTGGAGTAATTTGAATAAACTCTTGTTTATTGCTCGCTGTATTATATAAATCAGCAAGAATATCTACATAACGTTTATTCTCTTTAGACGCTACCATTTCCTCAACCAAACGACCAGACATGTTTGCTAAAGATTCGTATCCTTGTTCTTTAACAGGAACTAATTCTTCAGACATTGCATATGGAACTGAAGCTTCATATCTAACTACTTCTCCATTTTCATTAATAACAGGTTGATAATTAGATGTTGCATCCAATTTACTGTAATAATCTGGGTCATTTAATGCTCGAACAAGTTGTTTATCTCCAGCAGCAACAATATTGCCAGATTGTTTACGTCCTAGTTCTCTTGCTGTAACCCCTTGGATTGAATAATCATTAGTATTTACACCATCTGAAGTAAACTCTGTTAGAGCAAACATACCGGTTTTATATCTGTTAGATAATGCACCATCTGTACTCATAACTAATTCACCATTCGCTAATTTAGCTTTAACGGTATAACCTAATTTTTTCAATCTCATATAACTCTCGTTATCATTGTTATCCACAATTTGAAGGTCATAGTGAGGGTCTTTTTTACCAAACACATATCCATCTCTACCTAGTAAACTACGTTGAGCTTCTTTGTGGATACGTTGGCTATTTAATAAAAGTTTATGTAATCCAGCTTTTTCTTGTTTTGCATAATCTACAATAGCATCTTGTTCTTCTTGGTTTAAACCAGCAAAAGATACTAATGCAGTTCTAGCAGCTAAAGCTTCTTCAAGTTTAGAACTAAACTCTCCGGATTTCTCAAAACGTAACACACCATCTAATTGTTTTAATGAACCAATCATTCTAGTGTTAGGCATAATATTATGTGAATGCCCTTTCTCCATAGATTTAGCTTCATTATCTCTTTGTAAATCTGCTAAACCATTAGATTGCCACATTAAATAGTTATAAATCTGGTCTTTTACTTTCGGAGTAGCTGTAATATCAGAATCAATTATTTGGCGAATCTCATCATTAAATTGATTAACTTTATCATCAATAAACTGTTTATCATTTAGCAATGCTAAATCATGACTACTTGCAGAACTATGATTGAAATAGCTATGTAAGTTAGTTCTAAACATTTTATTGATTAATTTATTCTGTTCTGGATTTGGTTTAGATTTAAAGAATTCTGCTAAACCTTGTTTAGTTACTCCACCAACACGTTCACGAACTTTATCTAAGTTAGTTAAGTGTTCATTGTGTAATGCATGAATACGATGGGTATCTTCACGTTCACCTAAAATCCAAGACATAAACGTACTAATAGCAGTTGTACGACCTTTATTAGAAACATCGTATCCTAAGAATAAATCAATGAGTTTGCCAACAAATGTAGATTCATCTTCTGGTTTACCTTTTTCAGTATAAGTAAGTCTATCTTTACCAGTTAAACCAACTGAAGCAATTCCACCAATCACATCACTAATACGAGAACCTTTACCGAATACTTCATAAATTTTTCGTAAAGTTTCTACATCTCTGTCATTAGCTTTTTGTTCTTCGATATTTCTATCAATACGAGCAGCATTTTTTAATGCATTTCTAGTATCTACTTGAGCAAGAGTTTGAGCCAAAGAATTAATAGATTTAGGGTCTTTATATTGAGCAAATAAATCTAATAATTTCTCGCTATCAGAAGAACCTTTCAACCATTTATGAACAGCATTTCCTTTTAGAGCAATGCCTTTAGAAGTATGTTTCATGATTTCTTTTCTAAAGGTTTCATTGGTTAAAAGTAATGCAAGACTATAGTCTGAATCTTTATCAAAAACAGAACTATATTTTTGTTTAGCTTTTGCACCTTGTCCCATAAATCTAGTTGGAGTAATTTTTTCAATTACTGCCTGCATCAATCTATTACCTTGTTCTAAACCAGATACATTACCTAAAGAACGATTAATTTTAAGTAACTTGTTCATAAGAACAAATGCTACTTCTTCACCATCAGTAACTTTAATTCCAGATGCACGAACATTTGCTAAATAGTCTTTAGCTGCTGCATCTAAATCATCATCAGTGTACATATGTAACTGTGCAGGAAAATCTACTGTTTCCCCTAATTGTGATTGGGAAGTAGTACTTAAATCTTTAACAGTTTGTTTAATAGTAGTAGTTAAATCATTAAGGAAATTCTTAAATTCAGCACTATTATTAGAACCTTGAACCATAGCAGACATATTTGCTAAATCTCTATAAGAAGATAATGCTGTATTATCTTTTGATTCAGAATTATCAGCTAAAGCTTGAACGTAAGTTAAACCCTCTACTAATGAACTTCTAGCAAAATCATCTGAAGCTTTTACTCCAAACATTGAAGCAATACTAGAATGAATTTGTTTAAAGAAATTTACAATAGATTTCAGTAACTGTTTAAATTTACTATGTGTAGCAGTTTTAGCTAACATTGCAATAGAATCTGCTTCAGTAAATCCGTAAGCAATAAACTCTTGTAAAGCTACGTATTGAGCATGGGATTTTTGCTCTGGTGATAGATTACGGGTAGCTTCATCATCAAATGCATAAAGTAAATTTGTAACACTTGCTTTAAGTTTAGAAACCTTACCATAAGAACTCATTAAGTTTGGTTCAGTAGAATTACTTAGTTCATCAAATAAAGCTTTAGTATCTTTATCTTCAAGACGTTTATTCAAGTTTCTAGCAATCGCTACAATTCCATCTACAGCGGCTTTTACTTTATTATTTGCAGTTCCATTAGAATAGCTTGATAAGTTATGGGCAAGTACTGCATGAAGAAGTTCATGAAGAGCTTCGACATTAGTAATTCCTTTAGGTAGATATAAACCTTGGTTTGGAATATACATCGCTTTACTTTGAGCGAGTTGTTCAGCTAATTCCGGAGAATTTTCAAGAATATCTTCTTTAGATAACAGCTTAATATTCATACCTTGAACTAAAGGCTTAACAATATTAAAGAGAACTTTATATGTTTTTTCTTGATTCGAATTACCTTCTACTTTTTCTAAGTCTTTAATGACTGTATCAATAGAAGATGTATCTACTGAGTAAGAAGCATCTTTATTTAAATGTAGTTTATCTAATGCTTTTTGATACTCTTTAACGTAAATGTCATTTAATTCTTTATTAGACATTACATATGTTGCTAAATCATCTGTAGAATTTAGTTCATAATCAATCAAATCACTAATAATTTTATTAGCTAAAGCAGAATCAGTATTTAAAGCTACACCTCTAGATGAACCAGCAAATTGATTGTATTTAATAGGGAGTTGGTTTAACACTGCCATCGTTGCTCTATGGGAAGCTACTTCTTCAGCTTTTTTATCCATAGCTGCAGTAAACAGGCTATCTAATCCTCTATTATTTAATACAGTAACTGCTTTGTTTAATTCATCCATTAAACCAGATAATACTTCAACACCTTGAACAGATGAATCTAAAGGCATTCCTAAAATAAGTGAAATATTAGAAGCAGTCTTATCTAAACCTTTTACTTTTAATCCAGATTGATGAATAGCTTGGAATAGTTTAAGTGCATTTACTGTTGGTTTATCTAAATAAACTTTTCCATTTGCTTTAAACATATGGTCAGATAATTTATATGAACCATCAAATAATTTAGCTACTTTCCATAAGTCACTGTTGTTATACATATTCCATAAAGATTCCATTACAGAATATGCTTGATGTCCTGCATAAGAAGCTTCATTCAAATAACGTCCTACAACTTGTGCTATAGCCGCTAAAGCATCACCACCATCAAATACATCAAGGAAAGCTTTTCCTTCTTTATTTGCTCGTTTCTGTGCGTCTGCTTGAGCTTTAGACTCTACAGATACAACTGTATTTGTAAATGTACTTGCACCAGCTTGTTGATACTCTTTAATTTGAGTAGCAATAGTAGCAGATAAAAACTCAACTGTTTGTCTATTTTTATAGATAGAGCTAATAGAAGTTTTACCAAGATTACTTGTATTAGATGTCTTGATATTAGACATACCGGTATGAACCAAAGAATCTAATAAAGTATTATTTTGAGAGAATGCAGTAGCCACTACAGGAAGATTCTGCATAGATTTCAAAATAGCTTTATATTCTTGTTTGGTTAAACCATCATAACCTTTAGGGTTAGTAGTTACAGTAGTACCATTTTTGTTTACTGCCCAACCTTTAGCAAGGTTACGTTCAGTAATTTTATCATCTACTTTTTGTAAGAATTCATCGTGGAATACTTCAAACATTGGGTCAGTAAATGCTAAGAATTCTGAAGCAATTCCTAAAGCTTCACCATAAATAGATTGAACAGCTTTATTTAATAAACTTGCTACACCTGATTTAAGAGATGTTTCAATTTTAGATTTATTATCAAATGACATATTTAACATATCATTAATAGTCTCTTTGATATCCGGAATAGTCTTCAAGAACTCTTCCATTTTTGTTTCAGATTTAAGTAAGTTAGTTAAATCAAAATCTACTTTCTTATTGTTATCAAAGTATAGAGTGAACTCTGTTGGTAAAGCATTTGAAGAGTAGGATACTGTTACAAACTTATTCCAGTTCTTAGTAAATGCTGCAATATCATCTGTACCAGCATAAAGTTTATCTGCTAAAGAAGTTAAATCACTCATAACATTTTTAATTAACTGTTGAGAGATACCATTTAACTTACCACCATATGTTGCAGGTGTAACACCGGCTTTAGCGAATGCACGAGAAATTTCTGCTACAAGCTCATTTACAAAGTTATCCCCAGATACTGCACTTACATCTGAAATAGATAAACCTAATAAACTTTCTTTGGTATCAGCATCTTTTAATGAACCAGATAAATCCAATATAGTAATTAGATTAATTGCATCACCTACTTTACGAAGAGCTTTAATGTCTTGGCTTAAAGCATTAATTTGTTCTGATGAAGCCCCTTCCATCTCTTTACGAATAAGTTCAATAGCATGGTTAATACGTTCTTTACCATCTTGTTGGATATACTGAGGGATACTATCAATATTATGTGGTACATATTGTTGAAGTACATATAAACCATTATGAATATCTAAGAAAGCTTCTTGAATACTTTGAGCCATAGCATTAGAAACGTCTTCATATACATCTTTAGGAATATCTTTAGATAGCTCTTTACTAAAGATTTCAGCAGAACCTTCCATGTTATTAATAACTGTATCAAGAGATACTGAAGGGTCTTTTTCTTTTGCTTTTTGATACGCTTCTGCAATTCTATCAGTAGTAATCACACCAGTTTTTAGTAATGATTTAAGCATATCTCCAGATAGATAAGTATTGAATTGCATAACAATATTATGCATACCATTACCAATACCATCTGCTTCCAAGAATAAATTAGAATTGAATGAACTGTTTGGTTCAGCTTTCATAAAGTTAGCATAAGTCATTAAAGCTTTAATTGCTCTATGTCCACCATTACCATGTTCTTTTTGGAAAGCTTTTGCTATTGCTTTTGTAGCAGCATCTTTAGTTACTTTAGGGGATTGGATTAATTCCAACATTCCTTGGTTTTCTGGTAAAGCTAATTTACCATCTAATTCAGTAAAGATTTCATTTAATGATTTTTTCTCAATCTTCACGCCTAAAGCTTGAGCCAAAGATAAAGCAAACATCTTCATATCTTCATTAGCAGTTTTAGCAAACTCACCTAAAGAATTACCTTGTAAATCCGGTTTAATAAATACATATTCAATCTCATTACCTTCTGCATCTCTTTGAACCAAATTCATAGATTCACGATGGTATTTGATATTTTGCGGATTCACTGAAGATTTCATGTTTACACGACTATTAGACATGAGTTCGTATAAACCTTTAAAGCGAATATCTTTAAGCGATTTAGCACCAAGAGCTTTACCTTGAGCAATTACATTTTGTAATTTCTCTTTAGCTCTATATAACTGTTGAGCTTTTGAAGTAGCACTTGCTTTAGATTTTTCAGTCATTGGTTCTGAATCATCAAAACCATCTGTAGCTAAATCATAAATATCTCCAAGTTTATCTTGTAACTCTAAGAATTCAGTATCTAAAGCCCATTCTTGGTTGTTATACACATTAAGAGCATCTTTCACTTCTTGGTTATTACCAGAAGTAAACTCAGTAGCTACATGAGCATTCTCAGCAGAAAGTTTACCAATACTATCTTTTAAACCAACAATCTGATATTCATTTTCTACAGTGTTTACTCCAAGAGTTTTATTTACTAAATCAGTATTTGCAAATTTAACTAAGTTATCCAGCATAGGATTACGTTGTAATTTACCCCAGTTTACTGCTACAAATTTATAAGTATTTACCGGAGAACCTTTTTCACCATCTTCTCTTGGAACAAATTGGCTAACTTGTTGAGTTCTTAATACACCTTGTTCTTGAATAAAGTTAAGGGTCTCTACACCAAGAGCAGTAGAAATAGCTTGGTATAAAGCTGTATTTTGCTGATTAGATTTAGTGTTAAGGAACTTAATACCTTTAGTACCTAATTGTGAAACTAAATAGTTTTGGTTTGAACCAAGCGAACTTAAATCTAATTCTACTTTCTTACCCTGATATGAACCATTTGTAGTATCAGTTACTTCTACTGAATAACCTTTATCAAATAAGAAATCTTCTGTTTCTTTAGTATTTGCAGAAGAAAGGTTGTTCATTGTCTGTAAACCATTTAAAACGTTTGCAGCCATGAGTTGTACTAATTCTTTTGGAATAACTACAGCAGTTCTACCATCAGTATCAGTACTTAATTGTAAGAAGTTATAGATACCTGATACCCCTAAACCATACGCTTGTTTAGTAGGGTCTTTTAGTAAATCAGGAATAGATTTATATAAATGGTCTTTTACTGCTTTCAATAAGTTAGCAGTATCGTGAATGAAGTTAATATCATCTTCATCTTTAAGACCTAATTCTTTAACAATTTTAGTATTATCATCTCCATCTGCAATAGCTAATAAATCATCATAATACTTACTAATAACAGATTCTTTAATATCACCAATACCTAAATCTTTAAGCTCAGAACCATCTAATGCAATACCTTTATTACGGTACTCTAAAGCTAACCACATAGGCATAGTATGTTCAACACCGTCCACAGTATATTTGAATTCTTGGTTCATACTTGGGTCAGTTTTGTCATATTCTTTAGAGGTATCTTTAATCCAGTTTTGGTTAGTTTGAGTTTGTAAATTTTGATGGATAAGGCTAAGTAGTTTAGCTTGGTTATCTTTATTTACTGCAATACTTAATAAACTTTCAGTTGTTGCATAAACATTTACTTTAGAAGTAATACTTGAAGTTACTTCATCAGCTACTTGATTAAGTAATTGAGTTTTCTTCGTAGTATCTACTAAAGCCCTGCCATCTTTAACTTGATGTAAGCTTTCACCTTTAGGAAGAGTTTGAATAGTTTGAACCAATCTATTAAATAAAATATTTCCTACTACCCAGTTAAGGTCCTCTTTCATCATAGTTTCGATGAAACGTAAGTTATTTGGATTAAACTTACCAGTACGAGTTAAGTTATTTAATAGAGTTTTGAAATTAATCTCTTTACCTTTTCTAGCATAGTCCACAATAGCAGAATACATAGGAAGAGCCATAGCTTTAAAGTCTTTACTATTTTTCAATAGTAAATCTTCTAGCTCTGTTTCAGATAGTTTAGAAAGGTCTGTTTTAATTTCTTCATTAAAGTCTTGGTTAAATTCATCAATGTAATTAAATAAGTTTTCAGTAGAAGCATTAGATTCAGCAGTAATTTCTACAGAGGTAGAATCTACTTGTTCTTCTGTATCTTTAATTGCTTTCTTGTATTCTCTAAACATATCCAGAATAGATTTATCTGAAGGTTTAGTATCAGTAACACCTTCTTCTGAATAAGTTAAAGATGAGATTACTTCCCCATAATTAGAGTCTTCATAATCATTAAAATACATTACTGGATATGCTAATGCTTTATATTGGGTATCTTCATCAGGAAGTTTTAAAATACTATCAAATAAGCCAGTTAAACCATTAAATTCACCAAGCATTTCATGCTCTAATAAACCATCCACCATATCAATCTTAGATTGTTTTGGTTTAGCTGTATCAAAGTATTTAGATGCTTCAGATACAGTCTCTGGAGAAATATTAGAAACAAGTGAAATTAATTCTTGGATATGGTTAATTTTTCCATCTTTAGGTAAAACACTATTTGTATTAAATTCTACGCCATTGCTTGCTGTAGTACGTTTATTTGAACCAGACAATACAGCAGAACCTCTTTCAGCTAGAACTTCTTCAATACGTCTAAAAGGATTAGTTTTATATTCGCCTACACCAGAATATGCTTGGTTTTTGTTAGTAAGCATAAGTGGAGTAAATGAATTAAACTTATTGAAAATATTTTCTAATGCATTAGCGTATTCAGCTTTACCTAAAGCTTTTTCTAACAAGTTTAATTTTGCATGAATAGCTTCATGTGCAATTAAGTTAGAAACAAATTCATCATCTTTATCTTTGATAAAATTTTTATCTACTTGAATTACACCATCTACATATTTAGCTCCATCTGTAATAGGTTCATCTACTTCTTTGACTTCAGCATGAATACCAAGATTATTTGCTAAATCTTGACTACGTGATGGTTTAGTTGGTTTTACAGATTCAGTTTCTTTAGCTGCTACAGGTTTTTCTTCTGTAACTGGAGTTTGTTCAAAAGTAAATTTCTTAGTAGCAACATCTGTAGCAAAATTTAAGAATTCAGATTGAATACGTCTAACTGCTTTAGCATATTTTTCTGCTTGAGGGATAGAAGTAAATTTACGATTTTCACCTGATTGGGTTAATTGAGATGCAGTATCTTCGTTAGTAAACGTATAACCATCTGGATTAAATTTACCAGATAGTTCATCATTACGCATTTTACGAATCATATCTTGTACTGCTGCAGCTTTACCAGTTTGTGAACGGATAAATTTAGATAGTGCAAGTCTACTATTTGTAGATAACTTGCCTTGGTTCATTACAGCTTCTTTTGCATAATGTAATAAACCACGGTTCACTTTACCTTTATATTTTGAACCAAATACTTGCTCTTGAAGTGTAATAGCTTCAGCCGGTGAAATATTATTAGTATCTAAACCTTTAGTAACTTTGTTTAATGCTTTAAACATTGCTCCAAGATTTACGTTTGGTTTAATACCTTTAGATTCTAAATCTTTATATAAATCTTCTAATTGTTTAATAGATTCTAAACTAGATTTAAGATGTTCAATTTCTTTACCTAAAGGAATTTCTTTATCTAAGCTTAAACTCTTAATATGATTTACGATTGCATTTGCTACATCATCTTTAGTGAAGTCTTTACCTTTAATTGATACTTTATCTTTCTTAACCTGAATATCTTCTGGTTTAAGGCTTGAAACATCAATACTGGAAAGTGCAGTTGGATTAACTGAACTATCTTCATGAGATACAGTAGTAGATGGGGTATCAATACCTCTAAATTGAGCATCTTTAGCAGCAATCTGTGCATCTCTTTTATCGAGAAGAGCATCAAATAATGCATCAACTTCACGATTATAGTGCATAGCTTTTTCAGCTAAAGAAGCTTTACTTAGTTTAGATTCAATAGAAGCTAATTGAGCATCTGTTACACCACCAGTCTTAAGGGTATCAATGCTCATATCAATAAACTTATTAAACCCTTCTTCGGTATCTGAATCATCTCTTTCAGCAAATTCATTTAATGCTAATCGTTTATTATCTACATCTTTAAGAATACGTGTTGTTTCCGCAATAGCTGATTCATATTTATCATCTAATTTAGCATTTTGAGCATTAATTTCATCTAAACGGGTTTGTTGTTCAGGTGTAAGTGATTTACCTGCTACAGCTTGAGATACAATGCTAGATGCTTCTTTTTGAGATTCTCTAAATGATTTAGCATCTTGTTTGATTTCATCTGAAGTAAATGAATTATCAAAAGCTTCTGCGGTATTTTTAGCTTTCTTATTATCTAAAACTTCACTACGAATTTCTTTTAATTTATTGATGCCAGCTTTTTTAGCTGAACCAATCAATTCAGGTGTATTGGTTAAAGTAGTTGTAGCACCACCGGTAATTGCACCATATAAACCAGATGATAATACATCACGAGATTCATCTACAGCTTTATAACCTAATGCATTATTAATCGCTAAGTTAGAGAATAGTTTAGATGAAGCTTCTTCACCAAATTCTTGTGCAGCATTTGAACCAACAGAAATACCAAATGATTTAGCACGTTCTTTAATCGTTGCTAAAGATTTACCTTTAAATAATCTATCAAATAGTTTACGTTCAGCATTAGAGAATGCAGCACCTAATGTAGCAGAAGAGAAGAATGCACGAAGCATAGCTTCTTCACCGGCTCTATTTGCTAATACTTGTTTAGCATCATCTACAGTAATATCTGGATTCTCTTTCTGTAAATCTTTAAAGCCTTTAGATTCTTTGAATGATTTATCATCTTGGTTCAAGATAAATGAAGCTGCATCACTATAAGCAGGTACACCATTTTGAGCACCAGAGCTTATAGCTTCCCATCCTTTAATAATAGTACCGGAATGTTTTTGAGATTTACGGGTAAATACTGCATCAATATTTTTCTTAGCAACTTCCTGAGCTTTAGCAAATTCAGGTGTAGCTTTGATAGCATCTTCAGTAAGTTCAGTTTTAGCTTTCTGTTCTGCAATATATTTAGCTTCTTCTTTAGCAAGATTAGATTTAATCTTATCTTTAGAAACAGCTTTTGCTACAGCTTTAGCACCTGAAGTTATACCTTTTGCTACACCAAGTGTTGCAATAGTACTTGGAACTTCTTGAGCAATTTCTTTGGTAACTTGATAACCATCAGATAATACATCTTTAACTTTAGATAATTCTCTACCAACAGTATCTTGATTAACTTCTGAACCACGAAGACCATTAATTTTCTGTTGAGCAATTTTCTTATCATATTCCCAATCAGTAAGCTCTTGTCTTGCAGCAGTAGATTCATCAGATAAACGAGCAGCAGTGTCTCTGTACTCATCGCTAAGGTTGTTTAACTTATTAGATAAGCCTTCTGTAATAGCTTTAGTCTTCTCACTTTCAGATGAACCAGTAAGAGATTTAGCAGTATAGTTAGCCCAGTCTAATAAAGCAGCTTCTTCACCTGCTGCACCTAAACCAACAGAAGCAGCATTACCAAATACAGATGCAGCATTATCAGTATATAAACCAGTTTTAGCTAATTGATTTGTAGCATAACCTTGTTGGCTCAGAATATAATCTCTAAGTTCTGGTTTACCTGCGTATAATTCAATAACTTCATTACGACTTAAGTTATGAATCGCATTCTCTAAATCTTCATCAAAGAAACTTACTTTGTTTAATGGGTCAGATTTTGAAGCAATATGGTTTTCAATACGTTCCAAACTATCTTTATTTTTAATCTCAGTTTGTAACTGTCTATTTTGTTTAACTTGATTTTCATCCGCACCAGACGCAATAAGAAGCTCATCACGCTTCTCAGCATCTTGAGCTAACTTATCCCCTAGGATAGCTTTATTTCTTTCTGTAGCTTCTTCTAAAGACGCTTTACGCTGTTCATATGCAGTAGGTGCTGTTGGAGTAATAGCTCGTTGATTTGCAATACCAAGACTTGTCCATAGATTACTATCAAATTGAACAGGCTCTAAAGCCTGTTCTCTTTCTGCGATAGCATCTGAAGTCTCAGTAATACTTCCCATATTATTCCAGTTAATAAATCCAGCCATAAACTTCTCCGTTAATTAATAGATTTGAGTTTAGATTCAAGGTCTGAAGTTAGTAAATCTTTATCTTTCAGTTCTTTACGTAAACTATCTGCTTCTTTCTTTAGAGCTGCAGTATTCACTTTACTTTGAATCAGCTTTTTAAGTTTTTCTGCCGGTAATTCTAACAGAGTATTTCTGATTTTATCTAACTCTTTTTCATCTAAATCTCTAGGAACTTCATTACCTAAAGCTACATAAGCTTTAATCTGAGAAGCAGTATCTAATGTACCTTCTTCTAATAAAGCTTTTAATGTATCTGCAGGGAATTCTTCTGCAGCTTTATTAATAGAAGTATTAGTACTAGCAATATCAGCTTTTTGTTTAAGAGCTTCTACATCTTCTTTAGCTTTAACTTCAGCACTTACTTTACGATTAATAGCATGTTTAGATTCAACATACTCTTTACCATAAGCATTTCTATCAGAAGCATCAATAGATGCTGCTTGCCCAATAGGAATTACCATGTCTAATCCGCTAACTTTATTATCATTTTCTTTAGCGAGGTCTTCTACTTTAATACGAAGATTATTGAGAAGATTAGGGTCTTTATCTACATTTCGAATTAAGTTATCAATAGCAGCATACTCATCATTTTCGAATGGATTGAATAAACCATTAGCTTCACGAGTACCATTTGATGTAACAGCATTAATAATACGCATTACTTCTTTTGGTTCAAATCTATCTAAAAGTTTAACTGCACGTTCTTGTAAATCGTTACCATCAAACCAACCTTGTTTAGCGTATTTATCTTGTTTAAGGGCTTCAATAACATCATCTTTAGTTTGGTATTTAGCATCATCTTTTGAATACTGACTTTCGGATAAAGCGTATTTAAGAATATTTTTTACTGGGTCAATATCATTTGGATTATTAGTATGTTTAATACCAAAAGCTTCATTCAAAGCTATTTGATGTTCTTGGTTAAGAGCTTCTTTACGAGTTGCCATTTTTCTTTTCCAATCTGCTAAACCTACTTGTGTTGTAGGAAGGGTAACAGATTGAATATTACTGCCAGTACGTTTATTGTATGCTTTAATTCTATCATTGATAGAAGCTTCCAATAATGCTAGATTTTTCTTGCCATCCGCAGAATTTATATCAATATCCCCATTAATTAATTTATTGAAAGTAGGCTGTAATCCTTCTGGAATAGTACTACCAGTACGGTCACTAAAACCAGAATCAGCAAGGGTATCTTTAAAGTCATCTTGTGTTTTTGGTTTAGTAGCTTGTGCATTAGGGTCTGCAGCAATCTGAGCTACACGTTCTGCTACACTAGATACAGTATTAGGATTTTCTTGGTTCAAAGCTTGTTGAGCTGCTACAGCTTCTCGAGTAGGTTGTGCTGAAACTGTTGGTTCAACTGAACCAGTACCTGTAGATGGAGCAATATCAGTAGGAAGCTTTGGAGCATACTTACCACCATTAACAATTTTACTTGAACCATACATATCAAGTTGAGATTGTAATAAGTTAGTAGTTTGACCTAATGCTTCAACATTACCTAGTAATTTAAGGTAAGTAGGGTCTTTTGCTAATAAAGCTCTTGATACTTCAGTATCACCATTATTAGCACGAAAATCATTTTCATATTTTTGAACTTCAGCTTGTGCTTTTTGATATTCAAGCTGTGAGTTAGCAAACTTACCAGCAGTATCTGCATATTTAAGATTAAACTCTTTATTATTTTCTTGAGCTTTGTAAACACTATTTACTAAGTCAGATTTTTGTTTATTACTAAATTTACCTGTATTTAACTTAGCTTGAGCAGCTTCAATATTTCCAGTAAGAATATCATTCTGGATTTCAGACATAAGCTCTTTCTGTTCAGGTGAATAATCTAATAAACTATCTTTAGCAGATGCACGTTTCTCTGTATCAGTTGCCCATGTAGCTTTTGCTTCATTTAATGCTGCTAAATCTACTTGTCCACCAAATTGATTAAGGGCATTTTGAGCATTGCCGATACCTTGTGCTTGTAGTTGGTTCATTGCATCAAGACTATCAGCATCATGCATTTTGCTAATAATTTGTTGTGTATTCTGGTTACGATTCCATTTTGCAGTTTCATCAGAACGCTTTTGTAATTTATCAGTAAAGTCTTCTACATTTGAACCAATACCAAAAAGAGTTCTAACATAATTATTTACTGCACTATTTGCATTTGATACTGCACCATTAAGAGCAGAACCATCTACATTTGACCATTTGATTTCAGCCATACTAACCCCTATTATTTAAATAATTAGCCCATCCACCAAGTTGAGCTTCTCTACCTCTAACGTTTGCATATACTTCGTTAGCTTTATTACGCCATAGATTAGCAAACTCAGTAGCACTCATACCGGCTCTACCACCATTAGCTTCGATAACGTTTTTATTAATCCAAGATACATCTTTATTTTTCCATTGAGAAGTTTTCTTTAAAGCTTCTGCAGCAGATAGGTTAGGATTTTTTAATAGAGCTGTTGCTCCGCCTAAACCTTGTTGATGGAATAAATAAGCATTTCCTACATCAAATGTAATACCTTGTTTACGAGCATATGCTTCATTTGCTTTATATAATTTTAAAGCTTCACGAGTATTATATTCTGGGTCAGCCCATTTACTATGCTGAGATTTACTAATTTGATGCAAACCACCATAAGCACTATTTGCTGCATTAGGGTCAAACTTAGACTCAATATATGTCATAGACAATAATGTATTAGGGTCTACACCTTGAGCCTGAGCTTCTCTAACAATCATTGGAGCATACTTATTAAAATTATCACCATAGAGTGCAGAATACTTACCTTTATTTGGAGTACCTGCTACTACATTAGAAATAGATGAAGCTACGGATGAAGGTGATACTTCTTGTGTAGGACGAGATAATACATCTTGTTTATTTGCTGCAAGAGCACCTAATGCACTTGTTTGTTCTGTTGGTTCAATATCTAATGCAGATAAGGCAGCATTATTCTTTGCTGTATAATATTCTTCAGGGGTAACAAATCTACCCCCAAAACCTTGTGTAATATCTATTTGTTGTGGAGCGAGTTGTTTAGACTGAGCTAAAGCTGTTTCCATAACTGAACCAAATCCACCTTCAATAGGTTTCCACTCGATTGCCATTAGTAAGTTTCCTCTGCTTTTCTTGCATCGTACTCACGACCTAATGTACGTTTAGCTGAACCAGACATACCAACAAATCCTCTACCAGATTGTTGATTTCTAAGACTGTTATTAAATGATTTAGCTTGCATTTTATAGTTAGCTCGTTGTAAAGCTTTTTGTTCTTCAAATGCTTGTTGAGCTAGTTTAGTTTGTTTATGTTGTTGATATGCACCCCATAAACCTAAACCTAAGTTAGCACCAAAACCAGCCCATTGTAATCCAGTACCACCAGCAAAAGTCTTATTACCAAATTGGTCAGTACCTGTACCACCAAATAAACCACCGCCAGTAGTACCATTACCATTCATAGCTGCTTGAACTTGAGAACGTGCATTCATGTCACCAGCTTTGATTACATTACCATTATTCAAGGTAAACGTACCATTTTGAAATAATTGGTTTTGTAATTGAGGATTAGATTTTAAATAATTTACTTCATCAGCAGACCATCCATACTTACCCTGTAAATCATTAAAAATTGGTGAATTATTTTGGAATCCGAATGTTTGAGTATCTCCCCAAAGACCAAAACCATTATCCCAATTTCGACCAATATTGTTATTAAATGCTAAGTTATTAGCATCTGTACCATTCCAAATAATAGGAACTGCCATAGTTGTCTCCTATGATATTTTATAAGGATTAGCGAAACTAAAGTCAGGTGTCATTGCTACATCTGTTGTAGCAGGGTCTACGTTTAGTTTCATGTTGATAAAATTAGATAAATAATCGAACGATGCCGAGTAAGTATCCGGTGTTGTATTCGATGCTAAAAATGATGTTGGGTCATACATTCTGTATCTTAACCGTTGTGCTTCCAACACTGCTTTAACATCATAAGATGCGTTTTTAATTGTTTCCTGTAGCTCTTCTAATTCACGCTGTGCAGCATTATATCTTGCAGTCTCCTCTTCAGACTGTATTTGGATATTTGCCATCTTTTTAGCATTTTCAGAATTATATGTTTCTAACCCAGCTTTAGTTAGCATACTTAAAGCTTCAAATGAACTCATATTAGTTAATTGAGTTAAGCCACTTGTAATACCTTCTTTAACACTTTGTGCTATAGATTCTGCAGTAAGATTTGTAGCAGATTCTCCAAGACTTTTAATAGTATTAATCACATTATTAAACGACTCTTTCACAGATTGTATGAATGAATCTATAACAGTTTGGCTGGTACTTTTTACCACTTCTGCACTAGCTTGAGTAGCAGTTTGTTTACCTACTTCTGAACCATAAGGCATAGCAGATTGGTTATTACTCATTTGACCACCAAGGTATGAAGCAGCAATCATAATAATTACAGCTATGATTAAAGCAATAATACCTCTTAAGCCAATAGCTTTTAATAAAGGCATTAATGCATATTTAAATACTAAAGATGTAATAATAGATACTACAACTGCTCTAATTAAAGTTTGAATTGCTACATTCGCTGCAGCAGCACCAGCAGCGGATGAACCTCCAGAAGGTGCTGCAAAAATAGTACCAACTACTGCAATAATTGCTTGAACCACATGCATTACAATCTTAACCCATTTAGCTTTACCTTTACTTTCTGTATGAGTAAAACCATATAGTATAGGTATACGTTGTGACATACGTTCAAGTTCTGCACCACCAACTCTACGAATGACATTATAGTCTACTGGCATTACACCAAAATGTGACATACGAGTAATATAGTAATGTCGTTTACTGATACGATGTTTCATATCATAGGTAGCATTAAAATCTTTCTTCTTAGGAATATATTTATTATGGTTTCTAGCATACTGTAAACTTAAGTCAAACCATGCAGTAGCCCAATGAATCTTTTGAATCATCTTAGAATAGAAACATAAACCAGCTACAGCATAAACTTCAAGTTTACCATTATTACCTTCTTTACAGAAGAATGTGTAATTAAAGTCTTTGAACACAGTACCAATATCTAAATTTCTATCAAATGTTCCAGAAGTAGTATACTTCTGTCCACCAATGTTATGTTGAGTACCATTCTTAGAAGTATGATAAGTATCTTCTGCAAATTCTTTTGGAGGTTCAATAAGAGACTTCAACTCATCAATGCTATTTATTGTGATTGGTTTACCACGTTTAATTTCTTTTAATCTACGATAACGTTTAATCTTACGAAGTGAACCATTCAATTCAATCTTACGAATATACATCCATGACATACCACCATAATCTAAACCTGACTGATTCTTCCATGTAAAATGCTTCATAGGAAGGTCATAGAGACTGGTAGCATTAGCTACTGCTACATTCCATTCAGCAAAGTCTCTTTCTTCGCCATAGAGCCTGTATAAGCGTTTAATCATATAGAACCAATAAGCTTGAATCTCTGCAATGTTAGATGAGAAGTTTACAGAACACATAATAGAACGTTGTCTAGTATTTGTTGTACCATTCTGATAATTCTTATCAGCAATCATACTAGATGCAATAGCTTCATAATCTAAACCAAGCATTTCAGCTAGATTATCAATATGTCTCTTAGTAGCACTTTCAGATAGCTCTTTAGCAGGATTGTGTAACTTATTAAACTTAACCTTACGCTTTTGAGAAAGGTATCTATCTAATCGTCTCTGTAAAGCTCTAAGTGTGTATTGCTGACCATTATAAGTATAGAGTTTAGAACTATCTTTTCTATCTGATTTCTTATCCCTAGATTTTAATCTTGGATTAGATTGGTTTGGTTCATGGTCTTCTTGATATTGTTTATCTTCAGATTGTTTCTTTAAAGCTTCATCAATAATACGTTGAAGTTTTACAATCTCATCATTAGGACCAAGTTTAGGAACTAACCAAGTTTCTTCCCAAGCATCTTCACCAAAATCTTTTACAGGAAGGTACGGGTATAACTTAAATACACTTGGGTCAGTTTTTGAAGATATCTCACCTGCTGAAATTCTTGATGGGTCTTTTCGACTATCCATAAAAAACTTTAATGCAGATGAATTAGTTAAACCGGATTCAGTCATATAAGCAAAGCTTTCTTTGTTATATGTAATCTCATGCGTTTCAGTAGTAATTATATAATTATAAGTATAGTCTGGGTCACCACTACCAGAGTTATGAGTATTTATCTTTTTAACTTCTGCATATCTACGGTAAATCTTACGAGTATAGTTAATATTAATTTTAGACTCAGTATCTTGTTCTTTATCTAATTCTTCTTCAGTTTTAGAATCCATATAAACAGAACCAGATTCACTATCACCAAATGGGTTATATGCTTCTGCCCATTCTTTAAGAAGAACTTTATTACCGACAGTTTTAGGGTATCCACTAGGAATCTTTTCTTCAAAATAAATCTCACTAGATGTAGCAGAAGATTTATATTCTGGTTCAGAATAATCCCAATAAATTACACCGATACTAGGTTCAGGTAGGTCAGGCAAGTACAAGTATTCTCTTGGTTCAGTTACAGTTCTAAGTACTGTTGCACCTTTATCAGTTTTATTTACAGCAGTAGCTTCATACTGTTTACCATTATAAGTATCATTAAATTCATCAATACCATAAGCGTCTTTTACTTGTTGGTTCAAGTAAGGTCCAAGCTTATGATAATCAGGCGTAGTAGAAGCAATATAAGTATAGGGCTTAGAACTTGGAATAAAAATCTTAGCCATCTTTTTATCAAGCCTTGTACCTGCAGTATTGCCGGTTAAAGTTTTTAAATTCCAGTTCCAGAATCTATTACCAAATCTTGCACGAGCATATTGGTAATATCTTCTAAGATGCACACCTCTACCTTGTTGCAAAGCTTCTACAACACTTGAACCAATATCATCACCTTTTGCTACAGCTGCTGCTGCATAAGTAGCAATAGGGTCTGACATATAGTTACCATTAATTTCATCAGAATACTGAGTGAAATAGTGATAATACCTTGTAGTGCCTAACCCCATTAGTTACTCCTATTTATGGTTATTTGCTGATGTTTTGGTTGCAACTTTAGCATCCATTTCATCATCAGTAATATAGTCTGCATAACCATCTGGCATTGCAAATGTATCAATAGGCATGTTAAACATTTTATGTGCTGCCCATGTCATCATACGGTCAATACCAAGTGCAGAGTATGAAGACGGAGCCATAGTAGCAATATCTGCTGTTTTCTTCGCAGCCCAACCTGATTGTGCTTGGTTCATAAACTTAATGAAACCATCACGTTCAAATCCTACAGCTTGTGCTTTGTTTACAGCAATCTGAGCACCTAATACACCACCAACAGGTTTACCATCAATACGGTCATTATATTGAGCTTTAGCAGCTTTAATTTGCTCTTCTAATGCAGCTAACTGAGCGTACGCTGCGGCAGTTTGTGCTTTAACCAATGCCAAACCTTCTTTCTCTTTTTCGAGTTGTTGTGCTTGGAGTTTAATAGCTGCTTTAGCTTGTACTTTTTGAACATCTGCTAGCATTACCTGTTTAAGTTGTAATTGAGTTTGAGCATCTGTAAGTTTAGTATCTTCAACAAGTTTATTATTTGCAAGAGCTTGTTGGTCAAGTTGCAATGTTTGTAACTGAGTAGCAATACCGGCTTGTTTAACTTGTTCTTGAAGGATATAAGCTTGTTCTTTGAGATGCTCATTTTGAATTCTTTGTGCATCAGTTTGAGCCAAGATTAAATCAGTCTGAGCTTGGATTTGTGGATATTTTTCTTTCTCAAGTTCAGTTTGTACTTTCAATAATTCTACTTGTTTAAGCTGAGCTTCTAACTGAGCATATTGTAAGCGTAACTGAATAGGTAGCATAAGCATTTGAGCTTTAGCTTGTAATACTGCTACTGCCGCTTGTACAGCTTGAACTCTCATTGCATAGGATTGGTTCAAAATATTAGCTTTCTCTAATGCGTATTGTGCAGAAGTCTGTAAGCCTTGAACCAGTAAAGTAGAGTACACATTTGCTACTTCATTTTTAGAAATTAGATTTCTATTAGTCATCATTTCTAACTGGTTCATAACACTTGAACCAATGAAATCAAATACACCAGTACCATCTACTTCTCTTGTAGTAAGGTCTGTGTTTTCTACTTTAACTAAAGGAATATTAAGGTCTTCTAAACCAAGTTTATCTAACTCATCTAGAATCTTTTTAAGTTCATCATTTTCCGGTGTAACTTCAATGTTGAGTTGTTTAAAGGGAGCATTTAGATAAGCAGATAAATCAGCATAATCTTCAATAGTACGAAGAGGATACTTATCACGATAGTCTGTAATAGCTTTCTGTAACTTAGGGTGAAGTAAACTAAAGATTTCAGTTTGTTTATAAGCATCAGATAAAAATTGAACCAGTTGATGAGCATCGGGAATATTATCAATTTCGTCAGCAATCTTATTTACATCTTCAACTGTTTTCCATTTATACTTTGTACCATCTTCTGCATCAAAACCTAAATTCTTTACACTATCTGGAACATTGATATTTGGTACACATAACCAAATGTTTTTACATGCTTGAGCAGAAGTAGCAAAACCTGAATCACCATCTACTATTCTGTCAAATTCATAACCTGCACCAATATGGTTACCTTCATTATCAAAGGGTTTAATAGCTTTAGCACCTGCCATATTGATAAATCTATCAACTACAGCATCACCAGTAAGGTTATTGTTTGCAAATTCAGATACATCATATTGTTTACCAATACCGGTAACAGGTGTACCTAAAAACTTATTAAGGTCTGTCATATAATCTCCATTAAAAAAGCCTAGCTAATTTTTAAACTAACTAGGCTATTGTCACTAATCGTTTTCAGATTGTCCAGTATTGTTTACCGCTTGTTGTTCAGCAAGTGCTTTTAATTCTTCTTCTGTAAGTGGAGGAAGTTCTACAATATTAAAGCATGGTAAGTATTTTGGCTTGGACATATTATCAATATGCTGACGTAATCTAGGATGACGTTCAGATTTACGGTGAGCATATTTCATAGATTTCAATACTTCTACAAGAATACGTTCTGCATGCCATACAGGTGCGTTTAAAGGAATTACACGTCTGATAGGTGAGAAGTTAGCATTACCAGCAGTTACTGTAATAGCAGTCCAGTCTTGTTTACTTGGGTCTAATACATTAATTTGGAATCGTACTAAAGCAGTAGCTTTGTCGATATTCTGTAATACTTCTGGTGCTAATTTCTCTAAACTTTGACGACCTCTTGTACCACCTGAATTTGCAGCTTCTTGTTCTGCAATACGTGCTTGTACTAGCTCTTTTAGTTTAGCTGTAGGGATATTGTTAGCATAAGATACCCCACGGATATTTGCTTGCTCTTTCCAATAATCACGTTCATTGATTTCTGTATCTTCTGTAGATACGTTTAAGTTTGTTTGTTCAATAGACATATATTGTTCCTTCTATTCTGTTCTTCTAGGAAATAAGGGGTTCTGGTGAACCCCTATGAGTTATACCAATATTACATTGGAGCTACAGTTTTGATAACACCGATACGTTCTGGACGTTTGAACATGATACCGTACCACCATTTGATAGATACGAAACCAATTTCACCGTATGGGTCTAACAAGCTGTAAGATTGATTTGGTTTTTGGTGATGGATTTGGAATTTGTTATTCACACCATTTGAACCATCAAATGAGATACAAGTGAATGCATCAGTACCGATACATAATGCTGGGTAAATATTATATTTACCATTTTCTTGTGCAAGACCGAATTGTGGGTCTGCTGGAGCACCTGCACCCATCCAACCTAACATACCTTCTACATAAACTACACGGAATTTGTCGATGATACCAACTTCATCTTCCATAAGTTTAGAGATACCTGCACCATATTGGTGAGCATGGATAAATGCTGGGTTACCGAAGTGGTCTTTCATTTGTTCTAAGATGTTAAGAACTTCAGGACCTACGAATAATGTACGGTAAGTAGTTGCAGTACGGGTATCTAAGTTAGTTGAACCAAAGATATATTTGGTTTCACGTGGAGTTTGGTTATCGTCTAATGCACGAGATAAACGGCGGATTGCTTGATAAGAAATCAATGAAGTTTGGTCCATAGTATCATCAGAGATAGCATTACCTGAATATACGATAGTACCTGCACCGTTTAATAAGTCAGCTTGTAAGCAGTCTTCAGTTAATTGTTCTGCTGCTTCCATAGCTTTTTGGTACATACGAGAAACAATTTGTGGGTCTGAATCGAAGTTTTCTAAATCTTGAGAATACTCATAGAAGAAACCAAATTTGTTAAATGTACCTTCAGTCCATGCACGTGAGAAACCAACACGGTTTACACGACCACCTTCTTCAGTTAATACCGGCATAGCACCTAAGATTTTACCGATATCTTTAGAAGAACCATAGAAGTTACCATTACGGATATGTACGCCACGAGCATCAATACCTTGGTCGTTTAAGTTAGCATCATGAAGTAAAGGAATATCTACTTCAGCACGGATACGTTGCCCTTGATTCTTCGGCATTGCGATAGTATCTGCTAATTTAGAGAATTTACGTTTTTTTGCTAATGCTGGAATGATTTTCTTTGTATAGAAAATACGTTCATATTGTTGTGAACCAACAGAAGATTGTACTGGTGTACCACGTAGACCTTGTGGGTCATTGTATAAGTTAGCACGTGGTGAACCAATACTTGGAGCATGGGCATTAGCCATAGTGTTTACATCTGCTTGTGTTGCAGTGTCGATTGGAGAATTAACTGCCATAATTTGTTACCTTAAAAATTAATATTGTTAGCTTGTAAGTATTCTTCCCAACTGTTGTATTTAGCTAATTCATTTTCATCAGCATTCAACAACGCATCAATACCACTATAAGATTGTTGTCTTTGTGGAGCTTGAGTATTGTTAGGAATACCAGCACTAGACGGAGCTTTTGGAGCTGTTTGTTTAGGTGCTTGGTTCTGAGCCAAGTTATTACCTACTACTTTTGGAGCACGGTAATTAGGCTCATACTTACTTGGATTTTGCTTTTGAAGTTGTTCTGCTACAAAACCATAAGCATCAATAGGCTTAATGTTTGCAGGAACTTTACCTAGTGCATATTCTTTTTCAAGAACAGCGAGTGTATCGTTCATTAAACCATTCTCAGCATGACGTTGTAAGTTATCTAGAATAACTGGATTAGTATAGATTTCATAGAAACTATCTTGGTCTAAATTCTTAACATAACTTAGTACACGCTGACCAGCTTCAGAACCTTGTAACTCTTGTGTCTTTTCATCAAAAGCTACACGTTCATCAGTAGGTAAATAGTCTTTTTGTTGATACGGGGTTTCTTCTAAGTCAGGCAATTCATAAGTGTCGATTGACTGGTCTTTAAGGAACTTAGCAACTGCTGCTTTATCACCTTTAAGTAGGTCAATAGCGAAATTAATCTTGTCTGCTTCTAGTAAACCATTTTGTTCTAACGATTTTAAAATTTTTCGGTGTGGAGCTAGTTCACCCATCTTCTTGTGATAGTTCATACCGAATTGCATTAGTTTTCTAATGTCGTCAGGATTATCTACTTGTACATCCTGATGGTTTGCTCTGAAACTTGCAGTAACAAGTTGTCTGAACTCTGCATCAGTAAGCTCAGTAGTTTCTTCAGCTTGTTCGCCAGTTTGTTGTTCTGGTTCACTTTCTGAAGTTTTAGTAGTCTCTTCTGGAGCTTGGTTATCACTAGGTGTTTCTTCCTGTTCTTTAGGTTGTTCAGGTTGTACACCTTGTTGAGCCATAAACTCTTCAAAAGTATCTACTTGTTCTAATTGTTCATCGGTAGCACTTGCAAGTACTGAACCAATGTCTAAATTATCTTGTACTTGTACTTCTTGTTGAGGTTGAGTATTTTCAGTAGTCATTTTAGTAACTCTTCATATGGTTTTAATAAGTATCCGCTTTCAGTCCATGCATGTGGATTATGTAAAAGCTCTCTACATTGAGCAATATTTGGTTTAGATTTAGTATAAATTTCAAGAGTCTCTTTGTACTCTCTATGGAATGTTAATGCCCATTCTAAACGCTTGATTTGCTCTTTAACTTCTCCACTTAAATATTGACGAAATGTATCTCTAACCGGTACATCATCATCAATAGTAGTATAGCTTCTAGCATCTCTTAAAATTTTACGAAGATGAAACATTTTATTAATTAAAAATGCTTCATATCCCTCAAAAGGATTATCTTTATATTCTTCAATAGAAACATATTTATCAATTCTATCCTTAAGATTATCTTTAGTAAGCAGGCTTACGCCAAATTTACCAGATGGATTAACTGTAATATCTACCATATTAACCTCTAAGGTCAGGACGATTATAAGCTTCTACTAACTCTTCATCAGAAGCACTCATGAAGGATTTTGCATAAACACCTTCAGCATCTAATTGCTTAATGAACTGGTCAAATAAGCCAATGGATTTAATACGGTCTACTGCAGATTGTTTAGTAATCTCTGCTGTAGCAGTAGCTAAATCTTCTTTAACAATACGTTGCAGATATAACCCTTGATAGTAATCACGGAATACTAATTTAAAGTCATCATTCTGCATCAAACGCCATAGTGCTTCTGCACGAGCAAGAATAGCTTCTTGGTTTTTTCTTTCACGTTCGATTTGTTCAATAAGGGTTGTATCAACCATTTTATAGTCCTCTTATGTTAGTCTATTAGATTTGGTTCTGTACAGTATTGCCATCACCACGAATATAGTTACCTAAACCATCTGCTTTGAATAATCCATCTGGAACTGCACCTAGTTCAGGATTCGGCAATTTTCTTAAATTATTTTGTGCTTGTCTAGCATTTTCACGGTTTTGAGCTCTTTGTGATAGCTTTTTAGGTTTTTTACCATCTTTGCTTTCACCTTTAGCATCCGCTACTGCACGTTTAGTATCGTTGTCCATTTGAGCTTTTTGTAAGGCATTCTGTCCTTTAAGGAGTTCAGTAGCAATCTTACCTTTATTTTGAGCTTCTGCTTGAGCTTGAACAATCTCTCTTTGACGAGCGTGTTTAACACCTTCTTGTTGTTCCATAAAGTCAAGAGCTTTAAGGTCAGTGTCTGCTTGAGTATTACCGATTTGAGCATCAATAAACGCAGAACGAGCTTGATAGTATTCTGCTTCCGCTTGTTCTTTAGCAAGTTTAGCTTTTTCAAGTTCAAGTTGTACTTGAGCCATTTCTTGTTGAATTGGGTCAGGTTGTGGTTCATAGTCTTTAATAGCAGATACAAATGTATCTAAATTATATAATTGACCAATCTCCATTAACATGATTTTACGTAATCCCCAGTCTGCAGCTTCGCCTAGTGTTTGAGCCATAAAAGTAAGTTGTTGGGCTTTACCTTCTGATTCACTATTAGATTTGATTCTAACTGCTAGATGGAAATCACCTTTTAAATCTTCTCTACGTACAGTAACAAATTGGAATTGAGTAAGTGAGATAACTTCTTCTTCATCTAACCATTCCATATTCATAGCAAGAATCTTATTACCAACTTTCTCTAAACCTTTAGAGATACGGAACATAATGTCCCCTTCACGTTGGTTAATTGCTGTTACTGCTTGGCTCATACCAGCAGCTACTTGACCATATGCATTACCATCAATACCACCACTAAATGATTTAACACCTGTAATAGCTTCTGCTTCAGCATATTGCATTTGTTGGAAAGCCAACATAGATTGAGGTAATTCATTTGCAGTATGCATATAAATAGCTTCTGCTGGATGAGCTACTGGATTATATTCATAGTCTTCACCACGATTGAATCTTTGTTTATTTACAATATCCAAGAATCCTTTAGGCATAGCTACTTGTCCATTTGCAGAACGAGCATTAATGTCTACCATAGCTCTTGTTAAAGCTTGCGAGATTTGTTGGTTATCTTGGATTAATTCACTATCTGGTTCACCATATACAGATTCTTTTACCGGTAAATATGGAATAACTACGAAAGGTAATTCGTTATCAGGGAATGGATTTCTTTCCAGTTTAATAAACTTACCATCAGCAATAGTCGCACAAATAGCTTGAGCAATACCTGTTCCATCAATGTCCCAGTATCCCCAATATTCATATACTGTAATTTGTTTACGAGCTTCATCTTTAAATTTAAAACTTTTTTCAATGTTCTGATTGTTATCTAGCAAGTCAGAAAATACTTCATTAGGAAGAGCAGCAAGAGTATTAATATCACCTAAATCTATAGGTGAGTCTGCATCAAGTGATTTCAAGTTATTATAAGTATTTGGTGATTTCTGGTTCATCATACGAAGAGTAGATAAATCAGTTTGATACTTATATACAACAAACTTAGCTTTAGAAAAATCACCTTCACATGTTGGGTCAATCACTAAATCAGCATTATTAATAACTTTAACAGAAGGTCTATTTTTAGTAGATACAACTTCAGTAATAATCTGAGTTTGTCCTGTATCTTGTGCAATAACCGGCATACCATATTCATAAGTAGCTTTTAGGCTTTCTTGTAAATCTGGTGGAGCATTCTTGAAAGTTTCTGTTTCTGCACTATCAGTAATACCAGTCTGTTGTTGTTCTTGGTTAATTTGTTCTAGTGCTTGCATGATAAGCATAGTACCCTGCTCATCTGCTTCGATGTATTCGTATACTGGGATTTCTCTTTCTTTGGTTTGTTGTTCTACTTCCCAACCTACACGAACAATAGCAGTACCTTCATTTACCATTGTACGAACCAATGTATTAATGAAATGTACTTTATCAATAAGGGTATTAAATTGGTAATTTAGAACCAGAGTATTCTGGAAAGAAGCTTCAATAAATTTAGGGCTAGAAGCTGTAACTTGGAATAAGTTACGTTCATTTAAGATAGCACTTGCTAATGCACTATATCGCCATTCAGCAAGCTTACGTGCCATACGAGATGTAACACCACTTCTACCGGATTTGATTTTAGTTTTATCGGTAATTGGATTAAGCAGATTGAGCCAGTTCTGAATACGACTAATGTGATACTTATGTGCAGGGAGTGCTTGTTTATAGTCCCCCATAAGGTCTTCAACTTTAGGTTCTTTCTTCCAGTTAGTTAGCTTTTCTGCAGTTCTACCAGACAATACAGATATTAACTGTTGTACCTTGTCTGTAGTGCTACTTTCAACATTTGTATTATCTTGCATAACAATCCTTAGAGGAATAGCCCTATTACTAGGGCTATATTAGATATTAAAGGTGGTCACCGTTTCCTTGATTACCAACAGCATCATTACCTTCTGCAGGTGCTGGAGCTGCTGGAGTTTCTGCAACAGGTTTATCAGCAGGTTTTTCTGCAGCTTCTGCTGCCGCAGGTTTTTTATCTGCTTTTTTACCACGTGGTTTACGACCTGAATTTTCACCATCAGAAACTTCTGATAATGGAACTTCTTCAGCTTCAGTACCATTTACTGCAACTGGTTGAGTAGCTTCAGCATCAGCTTTAATAGTAGAAGTTACTACTGGACGTTCGTTAGGTTCATCGAATGCAGTGTCTTCAACTTTAACATCGTGAGTAATAACAGTATGAGCTTGTTTAACTGTTACAGTACTACGGTCAGAATCAGAGATAGTTTCTACTACACCGACTAAACGACCATCACAAGGATTGCCATCTACTAATTGGTAAGCAGGGTCTTTGTATTCTGGTTTAAATACTTTAACAGGTTCTTCCACAACGAATGCACCAGTAACAGGTACAACCATTTTAGGATGAGGGCATACTGCATTTTGACGTAAAGGGGTAGCAGCGATATCAGAGAATGATTTGCCTTTGTAAGCTTCATCACTACCGTAAACTGAACAACCACATCCACCTTCTACGCATTGGTCTGGTTTACGTAAACCATTTGCACGTTCGATACGTACACGTTCTTCATAGCGTAAAATTGCCATATTTGTTTTTCCTTCTGTTTATTGGCTCTTTTGAACCAATGTAAATGATATAATATTATTTAACGATTTCAAAGTGTGGGGCATCAATAAATACTTTATTGCCTACCTGTCTTCTAGCATCGCTATATTCCTTCACCATTCGCATTGGAGAGCGTTTATCTCCATTTAGTAATGCCCAACATCCACCCCAACGTACTTTAACATTTAGAGCTTCTGCTGCTTGTTGCATTGCATTTGCAATCGGATAGAAGGCATTTATTTCCCAGTTTACAGGGTAAGGTACTAAGTCTACTGCATGAACAAATCCATCGTCTTGTTTAAGATGCTTGGATTTTAATGTCTGACTTACACCTTTCTTCACATTAGCTTGTTGTTGTGCTAATGAGCGTTCACCCTCTGTAACTGAGAAATCAGTAGTAGAAAGCTCAATAGCTTTTTGCACTACTCTGACTAAATCAGGATGAACATTAGTTAATTTATTTAGAGATTTACTGCTTAATTTAAAACTCATTCAAATTTGTCCCTTAAGAATTTCTTGGCTAATTCTGGAGCTAAGTCGGAAATCACCTCAAGAATGTTTGTTCCAATCATTGCACCAGTAAGAGCTATCAAACCAAGATAACCAGTTTCGATTGTAGTCATATAGGTTAATCCTAAAGAGATGCCACAATATACACCAATCAAAAAATTTACTAATCTTTGTTTAAAAGTATACTTATTTTCGTCCATTGAGGATTTAATAGAGCCAAGGAAACTACCGCTTATAACCATAACAAGCGGAAAGTGTTCAGTTAGTAGCTCCATAATTTACCTTCTTTTCTTGTTTGACGAATAAAGCTCCACCTAAGAACCAGAAACCTAAATAGGTAGATACAATTACCATAGGATTTAATGGTGGGTAAATAGTTACATATTTGTAAGCTATAATAAATTCGATTAACGCACCAAGTAAAAGAGAAATATATTTATATAAATCTCGATTCTTACAGTAAGAAACCGGAGCAATACTTACAACACTGGTAAGTAGACAAGCTAATAACAACCAAACCACCGTAGTAAATTTTGGTTCAAATGTATTAGGTAGGTCTACCTCAATGATTCCAAAGATATGGCTCACACAAAGCATGAACCATATAGAATGGAATCCTAAGTTATAGATACGAACATTGCGTGTATCAACTCCGTATAGCCATTTTAGGATTCTCATAAGTTACTCCTTACTAAGCATTCCCATCCACATAAGGTTCAAACGAAATAACTAGTTTGAAGTTAAAACTTTCAACTGTAATAGGAGCTAAAGTCCATTTTTCTGATTTAAACGTATGACTTGTGTAGTCAGAAATAGTAGAACGGTCAACAGAAATTACGTTGTAGTTTGTAAGGGATGTTTGGTCAATAGGTGCATCACCTGTGAATGTTTGACCTTCGGTAGTTACAAGTTCATAGTGCATAGTAATAGCACTTGCATCTAATTCAGATACAGCTCTACGGAATTCATCTAAAAGTTCTGCACTAGTATAAAATTCGCTTGGAAAAGTTCCAGTGGTACGACTAGAACTTAACTCAGCATTGACATAATAAGCATCATGCCCTAATTCAGCTTTACCCGTACCTTCTGTATATTTCAATGTAGGATACGCTACTTGAATTTCAGTAGGTTTAACTACTGGATGACCTTCAGATTCAGCGTAACGTTTAGCAGTAGTTACTGTAAACGTTTTACCTGCATTAGCAGTATTGAAAGCTTTAGCATTTGCATAATCACTTTTATTAACTTCTACATATGTATTAGCAGGATTATAATTAGAGTAAGCTAAGGATTTACCATCTACTTGTGAAACTGCATTGCCAGTCGCTAGTAAAGTGATAACTCCACGCTCTTCATGAACTTCTGCAGTAAGTGGCGAAGTCAAACTTTCATTCACTGGTGCTGAACGAGGTTTCTTCTCTTTCTTGTAAGCGTCAGTTAAAAGCTGAGTAGCTTTATGACGGAACTTAGCAAAGACTGATTCTACATAGTAGTCATCGTCTTCTTGAGGTTCTACATAATTGGTAACCACTTCAAACTCATCTTCAGCATCTTCTACATTTACAACTGCTGTTAGTTTACCATCAATGTTTTTAATGGTTACGTTATCAATATCAGCACCAAATACAATTTTTTCTGCCATATATTAATCTCCAAAAAATCCTACTAAATCTACAGCATAAGAACGTCCAGCTTTAAGACCTTTACCATAGATATTTCGGTTATTACTGTTATACCAAATTAATCCACCATCCCAAGTTTGAGCACTTGCTTTGTCTAGATTATTTGGTGCGTCTTCAGGTAGTTTAAAGATTACTGAACCATCAGGAATATCTTTAAGTACCTTAAATTCTAAATGTGTTTTACCTGTACCATCTAACACAGATAACATTCTATACTGAGGGTCTAGGTAAGCCCTTGGATTTTCAGTAGTCATAAATTCTTTGTCTAAAGCAAATTCTGCCATATACCAGTTATATGCTTTAAGTACACGAACCTTACCATCTTCTACTGTAAAATCTGAAGGGTGAAGTTCTGAGATTTCTGCTACTTTCATTATCCGAAGAATCCTATTAAATCAAAAATATATCTTTGACCTGCTTTTAGACCATTGCCCATAACCCATGGACTTCCTTTATCCACCCACACTGAAGTACCATCCCATAGTTGAGTTTCAATCAACTCTAAGTTCTTAGGTGCATCAGGGGGTAATTTAAGCAACATTTGACGAGGACCAATAGTCTTAACCATTTTAATGTCTATGTGGATTTTACCCATACCATCCATAACAGTAAGCTGTCTGCGTTCCTGCTTGTCATAATCCACAGGGTTATTTGTTGTAACGATATCTTTACCTACTGCAAAGTCTAATTTATAACTTTTAACTACTTTACGAGTACGTACTTTATTGTTCTCAACAATAAAATCTTCATCATGTAAGTCTAGGTCTTGTACTACTTTCATTTATACTCCAAAGGGGGATTGCTCCCCCATATTAGATTATTTAGCAAGTAAGTAGCCTTTAGTCTCACCGCTAAGATTTTGTACTTCATCACCTTTAAGAACTTCAAGCAATGCTGCTTTTGCTTCTGGTGATTTAAGTAATTCAATTACTGTATCTTTGAAATTAGGTAATGCTTTGATTTCAGTCCAGTATTCAGTTGCTGATTTCGGTGCATCTACAAATTTAGCTAAATCCGCTTCTAAAATGTCACCATTAGATAAAGTTAATTTTAATTTGTTATCTTCTGTTAGTTCAGCACTTTGTAATTTCACATCAATAGCTTGAGCTGGTAATGCTAATTCTTCAGTAGTGTCATCTGATTTGGTAACTTTAACTTTACCATCTACGATTTCTACTTTAGTAATTGCAACTTTAGCTTCAGGTAAAGCAACTTCACCTTTTAAACCAGTTTCAGTACGTTCAAATTTAACGTTACCTTCGTTGTTAATCTTAACTTCAACGTGACCGTCTACTACCTCAGTTGTTTTACCAACTTCATTTTTATGCATTAGTTGAATAACTGCCATAATTTGTTTTTCCTATTTTAGATTAAGTTAAGTAGCCCTGATGGGCTACGAGATTATGCTGCTTCCGGTCTACGTGGAATAGGTGGAATAGCACGGAATGAAGTGTTACCTTCAAAGTCTTGTACATCTACTAATTCGTCTTTACGAACAAATTGAGTAGTATCTACTTTATCACCAGCAGGCGTATCTTCTAAAGCTTGAACACGAGCTTCTACTTTAGCAGTACGTTCTACTAATTCTGTTGGGTCAAAGATAGTGTCTTTATCTTCTTTTGCTTCTAACGTTTCAATACGTTTAACTAAAGCAGAATCATCATAAACAGTATCTTTGTCCTCTTTTGAACCAAGCTTATCAACTTTGGTTTTTAAGCTATCAACTTCTTTTTTCAATTCAGTATCTGTTTCTGGAAGTTTAGGTAAAGTAGTACCTCCAAAAGTATCATCTACTACATTGAAACTAGCTTTTAAGAATGTACAGTCGTCAAATGTAACGATAACGTAGTCACCTGATTTCGCAATACTTTTAATCTTGCGTAAAGAGCAACGGTTACCTGTTTCTTCTGGTTTAGTACATCCACAACTTGATTGAGTATACGCCATAATTATTCCTCAATGATTACATCTAAATAGGTTGAACGGATACTGTCAGATGGGGTAGCATCTGCAGAAACGGATAAACTATTTGCTGTAATTTCTACAAGACCCGATGAGTAGAATTTTGTTAAGTTACCGTAATCAAGGGTTGCAGTTGCTGCAGTACCCTTTTTAACAGTAACAATTTGTTTTTCTACATAACCATTCACAACTACTGAAAAATCTGTCAAACCTGTACCTACTATATTCAACTGATTAGTTACAGACGATTTACTTTTCGGTGCTTTTGAAACAGAAAGTGTACCACCTGTTAAGCTTGTAACGTTAATTTTTTCAGCAGTAGAACCAGTATTACACAGCAATAAATAAGCTTGCCAATAACACTCAGCACCACGAGGACGAATTAATAGTAATAGTTCTGTCACATCTTCTGTAACAGTAATCTCAGTACCACTAACACTTACAGAGTTTGTTGTAGTAGCATGTACTGCTGTAGGATTTAAAGTCGAAGCTGTTCCACTACCAGTACTTACACTATTTACTAGGTTAGAGTAGAAAGAACCATTATCAGAACCAATCCCATATTTCTGATTGGTTTCAGAACCTTTAGCACCGTTGGTAATAGCTGTAACTTCTGTGCTACTAGACAACACTAATCCTTTTAAAGTATTACGTGCTGTGAACATATTAATGGTTTTTAATCTACCAATATCTCTGTACTCAAGTGCTAGTTGTACAAGCCCATTACTAGTACCCAAAGACCCTTCAACTTGTGCTAACACTGTATTAAAGTCTTTCTCTGTTAAGGTGATTGCTGGACAGCTTTCTCCAACTTCAACTGTTTTTGTTTTAGTATCAGCTTTTAAAATGATAGTTGCATTATTATTACCCAAATCTTTATCTAATGCAGAATTAGGGTTCACTGCAGCAGTAAATTGGAATGTACCTTTTACTTTTGGAACTACAGTATATTTAACTTTAACAGTACCGCCTTTTTTAAGCCCATGAATGTTATAAGTTAAATTATCGACTTGTTCAACTTCATCTGCTTCAGATTTAGTAAAGCTCACATCTTTAATCTCGTAATCTTCAGTATTTGCTGGACCTACGATATTTAAGTTTGTTAATTCGTTCTTACCTTCACCAGTATTAGATACAGTTACAACCACTCGATAATTATCATCTACAAATCCGTTGGTTTGGTCTGTAGTAATACCTACACCGATTTCTTGGAAGATAGAATCTAATGCTGCTAAACGTACACATGCACCATCTTGTTTTGCAATAATGGTAGTACCTTTTTTCCATGCTACTTCAGGAAGAGCATCGAATGCAGTACAGAAATCACCTGTGTTACCGGATTCACCTGAATCACCTTTTGGTCCTTTTAATGAATTTAGGAAATCTGCTTCAGTCCCTGTATTACCATTATCTAACCAAGATTGATAAGCAGACTTACCTGCACTACCAGCAGGACCAACAGGTCCACGGATACCCATGTCACCACGTTCACCTTTCGGACCTTCAACACCTTGAGGACCTTGAGGACCTACTTCACCTTGTAAACCTTGTGGACCAATAGGACCTTGTTCACCGGTATCACCTTTGTCGCCTTTATCACCTTTATCCCCTTTAGGACCTTCAGCACCATCTTTACCAATAATACCGTCAGCACCTTTGAGAGATTTAATGAAATCAGCTTCTGTACCTTTGTTACCTAAGTCTAGCCATTGTTGATAAGCAGATTTACCATCTACACCATCACGACCATCACGTACTTGAGGTAAACAACCATTAATATTTAGATTAACTGTTTTCATCAGCTACCTCTTTTGCAACTTTAACATCTACACCTAAGAATGGAGCTTCTTCACCACAACTGTTAATTTTAACTAAGTCTGTTAGTTTCACAAACAGTTTTGATTGAGCATCTAGTTTATCTGATAAACCTTTAACTGCATCATCTAAATCGTCAATACGTTTAGATAATTTAGCCATAATGCTAAGAGGTTTTTCTGCATCCAATCCATGAGTAAATTCAAGTGGTACTGTCATATAAGTACCATCACTGAATGTTACTAAAGCTTCATTACCTACTTTACTGATAGATTCAATATCTACAGTAGGGCAACAATGAGATTTAGAATTAAGTTCATCTAACTTATCTTTTGCTGCTTGAGCTTCAGCCTGAGCTTTCTTAAGTTCTTCTTCAGTAGCTTCCAAACGTTTTTTACATTCTTCCACTTCTTTTTTTTCCTGTTTACGATTTTCATAAACAGTTTCAGTTTTGCAAGGAACACAACAAGACATAAGTTCTCCTTACTTTTGTTTAATTTGACGTACAACTAATCCAACTAAACCAAGACCAGTAACAAACCAATGTTTCCACTGTTCAGGTAGTAAATCAGCTACCGCTTGCACATTCGCATCAAGGATAGGGGTAACAACAACACCTGCTAATACCCAGTTAGACCAAGAACGAATTGCATCTTTAAATTTAAAAAATTGCATAATTACCTTCTAATAATTTTACAAAATACTCGTAACGTTTCTTCCAGTTAGATTGTTTATAAGATAGTTGCTGTCCATCAAATTCTTTAGAGGTATTCTCTTTAATTCTTTGAACCAGTCTATCCTTATCTACTAAGAAGTTCATATCAGGTTTTTCACCATACACAGGGAATGAATAATTGGTCCATTCCCATGCTAAAGGATTACTTACTGTAAGAGCATTTCTTACGTTGTTATAACCCCAAAAATGTATATTAAGCTTACCTTCTTTGATACTTTCAAATAAATCAGTATCACTATGAACTATCGCTACAAAATCCCAATCTGAGTTTTCTGTCTCAGTATTCCAATACCTAGAACCAACAAGTCCTACATACACTACATTATATGACTTTAAATAGTCTTTTAATTCATTAAGAATTGTTAGATTTATTTGGGTCATTTGAAGTATGGTCCCTAGAGTCTGAATTATTACGTTCATGCTCAGTACGTTGTCCTAAATTTTCTACACATACTTGAGCACCATTTACATACCATCGTTTAAAAGTAGTAATTTTACGTGTAGTACCGTGAGACCAGTTATATGTTTTCACTGCTTCATATGTATCTGAAGTAATGTTTTTAGTGTTTCGCATTTCACCAGTTTCAATACCATTAACCTTTTTAACCTCATAAGTTACTTCTGCACATGGAATATCATAGCGTTTAGTAACCCATTCAATTCTATCTGGTTCACGTGCAGGTGTTGGTGGTACTGGAGCAGGTGATGGAGGTGGAGGTGGTACTACTTTTTTCTTAGTACCTTTAAACACTCCCACTAAATAGCTACATCCACAATTTATATTGCATTGCATAATAGCTTCTTAAACCTAACGTACTGGTCTGAACGACATATTAAAGAACTTAATGTCAAGCACTCTATTAACCGCTTTTCCAAGAGTTTCTTCAAGAGCTTTACCACAGTTAGGATTACTAATTGGTCTTCGAGAACCAGTATACATTTTGTATTCTCGTTTTGTTTCAATAGCTTCCCCTGCAGCATTGTATGTAGTGTATGTTACCCATACATATGCTGAGTCTAAGTAAGTACTTTCAGAACCTTGGTCACTATTACCACCCCCTCTATAACTAAAGAAACATCGGTCAATATCATAGCTTACAACTTTGTATGTTACCGGAGTTCTATCTTGTACTACAGGTGCTGGTTGTGGAGCAGGTGTAGGTACTGGTGTAGGTGTAATAGGTTGAACCGGTTTAGGGGGTTCTGGTTGAGGTACAGGTTTTTTCTTGAAACTCTTGAAGAGTCCAATGATATAACTGCATCCACATCCTACATTACAATTCATATATCCCCCTATGCAGGAACAGTATCACCAAAGACACGTACTACACCGCCAATTTCGTATAACACTGTAACTGCAGCATCTTGACCGCCAAGAACCAAACTACCATTACGAGGTTTAACAAATACTCTATTACCGCCATTAGCAAGAGTAACTGAACCAGTACCTGCTTGAATAATGGTGAACATTCTACCTACAGGAATGTTGTTAGGGAATGTAATCGTAATAGGCGAAGTATTTGTAGTAATGATAGTGTTATCAGTATCTACAACGGTATAGTTTGTATCCACATTTTTACATGGGATTTTACAAGTTTCATTATTCTTGGCTTCTAAAGCTTGTACTTTAGCTTTTAACGCATTGATTTCAGAATCTTGAGCAGTATTTGATGCACCTAATGCATTAATTTGCTCTTGCATTTTCTTAATCATTTCGTTAGTAACAGCACCGGCATTATCAATTTTTTGCCATTTGTTCCATGCAGTTGGGTTTTTCAATGTACCATCTGGGTTAATACCGTAGTCATTGGAAATAGACCACATTGAGTCACCATTAGCTACCCAAATATTAAGCTCAGAACCAGAAGCAATGTAATAACCGTTAAAGTCATAATTTTGAGGGGCTGAATAGCTTTCCCATGAATTTGCCATTGGTAATTCATGCTCAGTACCTTCAAAGTTTGTCGGTAAACCTAATGAACCTACATGAGAATCAGTATTTACAATACCGGTAAAAGTATGGAATCCGAGTCTATACTTAACATCACTAATGGAAGTATTACCTAAGTTTTGTGGAGCTACTGCATTTAATGCAAGTTTGCCATTAGCATCTACTACAAAATCTTCTGTTAAATTTAAACCTAATGGGGAATCTTTCTTACCATTACCATTAATAGGACCTTTAACATGTACACGTGCACCATTAGCTTCTAACTCACTAAGTTTAGAGTCGGTATAACCATTTGCTGCAGCGAGTTGGTCACGGGTATAGCGTGGGTCAATTTCTACTTTACCTGAAGTAGGATTTACTCGAAGAGTTTCACCATCTACAAAATCTGCTGGTTTAACAGAAATATTTCCATTACGGTCTACTTGTAAACCAGAACCATCTTTTACTAAGTCAGCAAGGTCTACTTCCCATTTACCTGAAGCAGTATTAAAGATAAAACCTTTTTGTTGGTCTAAATCTTTTTCTGCAACAAATTTAGGTAATGCAATTTTAGAACCATCAGCATTAGTAATAGATAATGAACCATCATCGTTTTGTTTAATATGACCAAACTTAGTCATAGGGATAGTAACTTTAGAACCATCAGATAAATCTAAACGAAGTTCTAATGCACCAGTTTCTGTGTTAGGTAATACAGCAAAACCTTCAACACCTTTAAGGTCATCAATCGCTTTTTGTAATGCTTTATCTTTTGCTTCAAGTTCAGCGATTTTTAAATCGTATTCACATGAAGTAATAAACTTACACCAACCAGCTTCTTTTGAAGGATATACCGGATTTTCACATTCTACTTTACAACCACATGGGTCACATGGATTAGCTTCTTTTTTATGGAGAGATGCTTCGATAGCTTTTGTTGCTACCCATACTACACCATCTTTTTGAACTACTGCACCAGCTTCATAATTCTCATAAGTACTAAATTCTGGAATACCTTTTTGGAATAAGTATTTTAATAGAGCACCTTGATAGAAGAATACAGTATTCAAGTCTTTGAGTTGTAAATCACCTTCAAGTGATTCCAAACCATATTCAAAGTTTTTGTTTGCAATATCTTCAAAAGATTCTTTAGGAACTACTACATTAGTACCAAATTTAACTGGTAAGTAGTCACCTTGCATTGCATTTTTACCAAATACTTTGATGACATCAGGACGTTTAATTTGCATATTTAATTACCTGTTTATGAGTACTTGAAATATTTGATGGACGTTGGTTTGTAGCTTTTACGATTAAACGAGTAGAAAGCGTTCTCGGAACAGTCTCTGCTACAGGTTCTGATACTACAACCATCTTCGCATCCACATCTTTGTGTTGTTCTGCACGGTGTGCAACAACTACGAGCGGGCTGGCAACTGAGGACGTATACGACTTTTCTGATACGGTTGCACCCACAACTTCTTTGTGTTGGTCTACAGCACATCTTGAAACTCCAAGAGGATTTAGTGTGTTGCTATTATCTACAACTACTGGATAGCTCATTAAGCTACCTGCAGAAGCTGCATCATGGATAAAATCACCTACAGTTCCTTTCATACCTAGATGGAAACCACTTACACTAAACTCAGGGAAACGGTTTTGTTTTAACGCTTCTACCCATACCTGTTTAACAGGACCAATCGGTAAACGTTCTACCATTCTTGATAGAGCTTGATGTAATTCTGGATAACCGGCTAAAGAACTATACATGCTCCATTCTACCCACCCATCTGGAATAGATTCGGTTGAAAGAATATGAACCAATGAACCAATAGGTAATTCTTTGTTAGTGTTTGAACCAGTACTAAATCTATTTGAACCAAGAACTTTATATAGCTCTGGATAAATAACAGGACTGAATTCAGCACCTTCTACAAAGTCCATATAACCATCTAATTTAGTAGTTACTGGAACAGTAAGAATTGTACCTACAGGATTAGTATCTTTAGGTTTACCATTAGGATAATCATTGTGGTGTGATGCATTTGGTTCAATTACAAATCTTCCCCAATGAGAAGTTTGTGAAATATGTTTCACATTATTGTCAGTAAGGGATACATACAATGCACCTTCATACGTCACAATAGAACCTTTTGAATAAGCAACATTCAATGAAAATTCTGGTACACCTCTGTGGAACAAATAACTCATGTTACTTGTTACAAAGTTTAATGCACCGTTAAATAATTCAGGGGTAACTTTTTCTGCACCTGTTTCATACGCAACTTTATCTGACAAAGCAAATGCTTGCTGAGATTCAGAAGGAAGATACTCATCTTTTACGTTGGTTCTTTTACCTAATTTTGCTAATTTAGCAAAGATAGGGAATTCACCTAAAATACGATTTAACATTAGGCAGCTCCTTCTTTAAGCAAACGTTCTTGATTAGACTTCATCACGTTAAGAACATTATTTGCAGGAAGTTTATAATTCAAACGTTGTCTATTAACGTCTTCGTTATTTCCCCATTTTTCAGATTCTTTAATCTGTTTTAGTGCCTTAGCACTGGCTTCTTCTGAACCAAGGAATAAAGCATTAGTCACTGCATCACTTGCTTTAAGATGTTCTAACAAGAGTTTATTTTCATCTTGTACTTTGACAGCATCTCTTAACACACGCATACCATGTTCAAATTCTGCATGTTGTTTTTGCATTGACTCACTATATTCAACAATATCATTTTTGTATTTTGTGTAATCTTCACACAAACTAGCTTTGTATTCTTCAATCAAACGGGTTAAACCACATTCATATTGAATATACATATCTTCTAGTTGTTTAACATTGCAGTTAATCATCGCCATTGCATCTTTAAAAGATACTTCATGATGACGAATCTTTTCTTCAATGTCGTCTAATTGACACACAAAATCTTCAATACGTGGTGCTAATTCAGAGATTACCGGCAAGTTATTTTGAATAGAAACAATAGAGTTCAACGCTTCAGATACTCTCACAATATCACCAAGATATTTGCTGAGACCTTCTAACTTGTACATCTCTCTGCCCACTGTATCAACAGTACGGAGATTCTCTGCGATAAACTTTAAAGTTCCTAAATGGAAATACACTTGCTGAACCGTAGAAAAAGCATCAGGCGTAAATTGATGTGATACTAATTGATTTGGTTCGTTAAGATTGTGCATAGGCGGATGTCTATGAAACATTATAACCACCCTCTTAACATTGGTCTGATATTAGTATCTACTGTTGTTACTGTACCAATACCTTGTAATTTAAGCTCTTCTGTAAGTGTTTTAAACTTAGCAAACAGAGCATTGCTTTCCTGTAAATGCTCACCACCCATATTCTGCAACACCAAGCAAGCAACATAAGTTTGTAGAGCTGTCCTGTATGAAGATGGAATGGATATAGGATACTCACTACTCATTGGTTCTGTTAGTGGAATTTCTGGATGTTTTGCCTGATACTTAATCACTAAGTAATTTTCTGGAGTTCTGCCATTGACTTGAATACAGTTGTATTCTGGAGTGTGGATACTGAACGAACCATAATCATCATTGATAGCGTATTCTCTACCTTGTGTAGAGTGTACCGACAAAATATGAAGGACATCATTCTGGAAAGGTTTCTCTACAGTATCCATAATGTAACCACCATTTCTAATCGAATAGTAGTCATCAAGGTAATACCGAGTAGTACCATCCCTTAACTGAATTATCACTTCATTTTGCTTTAGAGGAAAATTTGAATAGAAGTATTCAAGCCCTTGATTTAAAGCTTGAATAACTTGCGGCACTCTATCAGGATTTAATTCCCAAGCACCGATTGGAACAAGAGGTGAACTTTGTAATTCACCTAATGCAATAGATTGTAAGAAATCTTTTAACTTCACCATAAAACTTATACCAAATAATCATTTATTCTTAAATCACTACCTGTATTGGTTTCATTGAAGAATGGGTCGATATCGTCCATTTCTTGTGAAGTTCCTTTACCAAGATTAGCTTGTTGCTCTGATGGATATACAATAACCATCTGGTCTAACTGTGATACCATATCAATAGCATCATCATGTACAGATTTAATACCATCAATAGTTACAGTAGACAATTCTTCGAGCAGTTCTTGTATTAAGATACTATCTTTCATTTCTTCTGGCAAGAAGAATTTCTTTTGCTTAAATACTGGTTCTGTCAAGCGAAATCTATCCATTTTATTTGTACGAACAGCAATACCTTCTTTCGTACTCTCTCTTCCTTTTGCAATCGTAAACCAAATATTACGTCTAAGCATTTCGTCTTTAATCAACGGAACAAAGCCACCTTGTTGTCCTGTTACTTCTATCCCTACTGACATAGGATTATATTTAGAAACAAAATCGAATATCTTATTAAATGTATCATTCATTAGAAATCTTCCTAATGCACCATCTACAAGATACCTATTCTGTTTATTATCTACAGCCCATACACCTATTACAGTATAGTCAGCTTTTCTATGGGTAGAAGTAGCAAAGTCGGTAGTGATATACCAGTTATATCTTCGTTTATTCTCTAGAATCTCTTTTCTCTTGAACCAAGAAATATCTTCATCAAGAATAACTCTATCTTCATCACTCGCAATACGCAGCATCAACTCTTGGTTAAATGCTTTTACTCTTCCGAGTTTTACTGCTTTCTGGAACTTATCCATCATCTCATCATAAGAGAAACGTTCTTTCCAAGCTCCATTAAACTCATTTCTAGCACAAGGAAACTTTGTACACATCGGATATACGTTTGCTTCCCATGCACCGGATTCAATCGCTTGGTACAATGGGTCAGCTTTGTTAAACGGAGTACCAGAGAAAATAATCTTATTTCTTTTCGGGTTCATCGCATTATCGACAGCTTTGTATATCAAGTCATATACTTTCTCTAACTGTATTTTAGAGTTAGCCATCTCATCCGAAATCAAGTCATCAAGTATTGCTAATACAGGACGGTCACCATTACGTTTAAAACCACGCACACCAGAACTTGCACCAAACAACTTCACATAAGTCTCTTTACCTTCAATGTTCTTAAACACTAACTCACTGTCTGTAAACTTAGCTTCAGGAATATATTGTTGTAAAAATTCAGAGTGGTTATACCTTGCTTCTACGTTAGTACGAAGAGATTTAGCACCATTCTCCATACTATCTGCTACATAAATAATTACGTTACACTTACCAAGATAAGGTAATTCATTAAACAGAGCCAAGTACAATACAAGCATCTCTCCCATCACTACTGTCTTACCAGCACCCCGTAAACAGAGATTAGCAATTCTCATATTACTTGAACCAAGAGATTCAACCATACGGTAGTGGAACAAAGGTGAAGTCTGAATATCTTCTTTACCGGCATTCACCATTTTTACAAAGTTCATATACTTTAAAGCAAACTCAGAAGGGACATAACTCTTTTCCCATTCTTCGTAGTCTACTTCTCGTAAGTATTCTTCTACTGTCTTTGCAGCAACAGTCTTATCCATTGTTATCCGCCTCAATAATCACTGCTTCACTTACATCTTTTAAACGCATCGCCCCACTGCTCAGCAGCTCACGCTGCTTCCCAGATAGGCTCGCTAATGCATCAGCAAGATGACCAATAGCACCATTATCTTCCGTAGAAATTTTCAATTCTGCTTGTTTAATCTCAGGTTGTTTCAAATGCGTCATCAAACTATTTGCTGCATCACTTCTTACTTTAGGACTTACTTTATTATCCGTCATAATCTCTACTTGTGTTTTTACAGCCATATGAAAATAGTCTTGATACATAATATGAGTAGGGACCATGAGCTTAGCCATAATCTCTACTACAACTTTATTCTTCGCATAACTATTTGCATATACATACAAGTTAGCATTAGAAATCCCTTCTCTAGCCATCCTTTCTATACGTTCAGGAAAGGTCAAACTATACGCTCTAGTATCAGTATACCCTGCCATCTTATAAGAACAGAACTTCACAGCTTTCACATAATCAGCAAACTTAATCCGTTCCCCTTCTTTAATAACATCAATAACCCCTACTAGATTATCCCTATAATGTTCCCTCATCACAGAGTCCATACCTACAATAGACTCATTCATCATCTTCACACATTCTTCCAGAGTCTCTCTATTCACCTTTCTAGGATAAATCTTCTGTAAACCTTCTACAGATAATAACTCTGGTTCTGGTTCTTCCAATATAGCTAAGCTCACTTTCTTATCAAAGTCTACATCTACTTCTTTAGGAAAGTCCCCTCTAGCTAACGCTCTATCAGCCTTTTGTTGCTCTTTATCCACAAGAGATACATCTTGTCTTTTAAAATTAAATTTAGCCATATTAACCCCTTATATCAATATTATGAATCCAGAGCATAATATAACTCCAACAGAAATACAACCTATACCAACTTTATACCAATATACTCGTCCCCTAATGGGGACGGAAAGAAAAGAAAAAATCTCCATAGTCTTTTGTTCTTTCTTGTCCCTAATCTCCAAGTATATAAAAAACCCCTCTTCCAATACGGAGAGGGGGTATACTAAGGAAATTAAATTAAGAAACTTGACATGATTATCTTCGAGAGAAGACTCTTACACTATACTAAATTGAACCAAAGAAAACAAGAAATATATATATGGTTCAATTTTATTTTTTTTAGGATTAGCCAAATTTTTAAAATATAGAAGTAGATTTAGAACACCTTATACACACAGATTCCCTCTTGTGTAGTATCCCCCCCCCCCCTCCCTCTTCTCTTTATCT